TGGTGAAGGTGGTATGACTTCAGCCCCATCGGCAACAGTTCCCGCTAACACCGTTGCTAATATTAAAGACACTATTACTGGTGTTGGAAAGAAAGCAAAGATTCGCTACTTTAGAAGATCAAAACTTCAACTATAGGAAATATATGTTTAAATTTATTAAGAGCTTGTTTTCGAAAAAGCCAACTAAGCCACAAGAAGTAACTAACTGGCCATTTCCAGCTACTCCTTTCATCGAAGAGAAGAATGTAGCTCCTGCAGGAAAAATTAGAAAATCTAAGCCTCGCGCTCCAACAGCTAAAAAACCAAACGTTGCAGCTAAAGTAGCTCGCACTAAAAAAACTAAAAAATAATAAATTATGTCTGAACGTAATTCTCTTGAAACCGATGTAGCGGTTCTAAAGCATGAAGTTGGTCAAATTGGCCAGTTATTTACAAAATTAGATAATGCTTTAGATAAGCTTGGTGATGTTGCAAATAACATTACTAAACTGCTGGCCGTTCATGAAGAGAAGATTGGAATGAGTGAAAGGATTGACCGAGAACTGTTTGAACTGGTAGAGAAACGAAGAGTCGAAATGGCTGAAGATATTAAAGAAATCCATTCTAGAATTACTACGATTCAACGTGAACTTTCGGATGAAATCACAGAAACGGAGCATACTATTATTAATGCTTTAGATGACCTCAAGAAAACGTTAAAAGAGACAAAATTAGAGCATGATACCAATAACACTAATATTCAAAATAGATTAGGTGAATTGGAAAAATGGCGTTGGGTGCTTTTAGGGGGTGGAACTGTAATTGGTTTATTACTATCAAAACTCAATGTAATCATTGATTTAATAAAGTAGTTGCATTTTATGTAGTTTTATACTACAATATAAGGTTGTTAAAAATAAAGGTAACTTAATAGTTGCCTTTTTCTATTTCTGAAGTTATAATATATTATGAGCTTATTTCTTGATCTAAAATTTATTAACGAGGTTGCCCATTCGCTTTTGATGTTTAAAAAGAAGGATGAATACCGGTTTAATTTTCGCTGTCCTATCTGCGGTGATAGTCAAAAGAACTCTCGAAAGGCGCGAGGCTGGTTCATTAAGTTTGCCGATCAGATGTTCATGAAATGTCATAACTGCGGATATGCCAAGCCTTTTGGGGCATTTCTCAAAGAATATAATGCCCCTCTATTCTCCCGCTATAGTCTAGAAAAATATCGCCCAGGTAATGGTGAACTTCGTTTTGATGATCCTAAACCATCTACTACTGTAGAACCAGAAGTTCCAGCACGATTAATCGATTCATTATTAGATCGTCTAGATACCCTAGATGACGATAATATAGCCGTTCAATTCTGTTTAAAACGGAAGATTCCAAGAGAGAAGTTTAATCAATTATATTATGTTGACGACGTCAAGAAAATTGAACAGCTATCCTCCAAATACAAAGATAAGATTCAAAGCCACGAACCACGTCTGGTTCTCCCATTTTATGACTTCAAAGGTCAGTTAACTGGTGTATCATGTCGTGCTTTAGGTGATGAAGCTCTACGATATATTCACATTAAGATTAAAGAAGATGTTCCGTTAATCTTTGGGACTGAGACACTTAATCGAAATAAACGCGTATATGTTACTGAAGGTCAGATTGATGCTTTGTTTATTCCTAATGCAATCGCCGTATCTGGTATTGCATTTACTAAGATTGGAACACTGGGGATTCCTAAGAATCGAATGACCGTCATTATTGATAATCAACCACGCAATAAAGAGGTGGTTAAAGTCTATAAGAAGTTTATCGATGAAGGCCATGAAATTGTGATTTGGCCTCAGAATCTAGAAGAAAAAGATTTAAATGATATGATTCTATCAGGCTTGACTTCTAAACAAATTCAGACTATAATTGATAAGAACACGTTTTCTGGCCTAGAGGCTGAAATTAAATTAATGGCATGGAAGAGAATATGATAGTTATCTTACTAATCGTCGTTGTATTCTTTATATTATTATATCGAGTTAAGGGTATTGATGGACCTGATTATACTAAAGATAAAGAGAGATGGAATAGGGAATGGCATAACGGAAATAAGGATTTAGATTAATGAGACCTTTATTAAAAGATAATGAAAATTTGGCTGTTAGATCGTTTTTAATGTTCTACGGTGGTAATAGTGGATTAACTATTGGACAGATGAAAAAGCATATGACATTGTCTGGTTATCCATTGTGGCCAAGTTGGATGGTAGATGATGTTTTAGAGGTACACTTAACTAAATGGGATGCTCAAGATTGGATTCGTCATTTGTTTAATCTGGAGATAGTATATGTTACAATCGGTGTTTGAAGAACTTGCCGTGCAAGCTGGAGCTACTGTAGTAGAAAAAAGCGGGTGGACTGACTATGGAACTCTAGACCTTGATGTGGAAAAGTTCGCCGAGCTGATTGTACGAGAATGTAGTAAGGTTATTGTAAATGGTGGATACAGAAATCCCACATTAGGTGAGAAGCATCCGCTAACACCGCCAGAGATTGCTAAGATGATTGAAGAATATTTCGGAGTTGAAGAATGACGCAACGAATACAAAATTTAACTAATAAGGAACTACAAGAAATAATTGATTTATATGGACCGATAACTGAACATAATACTATGGCAAAAATAATTGTTGAACTATATCAGAAAGAATTAGATGAACGAGAAGATTAGAGAACTTGCCGAACAGGCTGAAAAATATGCTAATGAACAGGCACATCGAGCATGGCATCATTCAAGCGGATTTAATCCATTTAAAGAAAAGTTCGCCGAGTTGATTGTTCGGGAATGTGCCGAACTAACATCAAGATACCAAATGGGAACAACTCGCTTACCGGATATTATTGTATCCTACAATTATTCAGATAAGTTAGAAGATGTGCTTAAGAAACATTTCGGAGTTGAAGAATGAACGAGAAGATTAAACAACTTATGCTAGAGGCAACTGCTGATATGCCAGAAACATATTATTGGCCGGGGCAGTATGTTGAAAAGTTTGCCGAGTTGATTGTTAAAGAATGTGTTGATAATGTTGCCCATCAAACAGCTGAGATAGAAAAATGGAAATCAGAATATGAAAAGTTACTTCTTGATTACCATGACCTATTAAGGAAACAAAAATGATAAATGAGAATAAGGAAACAAAAATGATAAATGAGAAAGCAGTATTTTTAATGGAAATTTATGGTATGGTAATTGGCAAAAATGAGGAATTAAAGATTGATACCGAGGAAGGATTGCGAGAATCACTTATTCGTGTCAAAATCTTTAATGAATTGCATGCCAAGTTCGGTGATGGATTAGAATGAAGTATCCGTTTGTTGCTACAAGTAAAAATGATCCAAATGGAGATAATGGCGGGTTAGGATATAATACTAGAGAAGAAGCAGAGAAACATCGAGATATTATGAATAGTATTATTCACAAATATGATGACATCGATTCTATCTGGAACAAGAACTTTTGGAAGGAAAAACCACTTGAATGGATTGTTAAACATTTTGGAGTTGAAGAATGAATGTATCAGAATTAATAAAAAGATTAGATGATCGATTTGGTAACCCGCTTGGACCAAGACAATATGCTATTGTAAGAGAGGCTATTGATATGTTACGTCTGATGGAAGCTGAAAATGAAGCATTAACTGATCAGGCATATGAAGCTAAAGAGCACTTAGATAGGATGATGTGAGTGAAATATATCTGCCCTCTATGTAATCATAAAACAGATTTCTTTCATATTTTGAAAGATCATGAGGATTTTTGGGATAACGCCTATCCAACGGATAATATTCCAGATAACGTAGAAGACTTTAATAAACGATTTGATCTAGTTGGATTACATATACAAGAGGTAGAAGAATGATTGAGGGTACTATAGTTTTAAAGCATAAAACAACTGGTAAGTTATACTATACTTTTGAACGCTGGCCACGTCAAGATTCGTTCAATACTATTTATGTATCAGTGGTTTCTGAAGTCCCTAATATGAGCAAGACACAAGTAGTGGATTTTATTCCTGAAGATGAATTGGAGATTGTAGAATGAAACTACGCTATCTGACAAGAAGAAATTCTGTTAATGCTGAACAAGTTCGTGCGTATGCTTAAGAACAACAAATCTCAATGACGGGTGCAAAGAACATTTTAGAGGCCAAACTCGGACCAACCCTACAATATGAAGAGGATGGTGTTTGGAAGGATGTAGTCCATATTGATGAGTATAGAACATGAACGAACAAATTAAAGAGTTAGCTAAACAAGCGATTAAGGATTGCTCATCTGAGTCTTTGTATCCAGCATTAGTCATGCAAGGTGAAGTCGGAGACGTCTTTAGAATTCCAGAAGTATTTGTAGAAAAGTTCGCCGAGTTGATTGTCCATCGAGCCATGAGTGTATATAATGAAACCGATACTTTTAAAACATCAGTATACGATGATAAGCGTGTGCTAGGATACTTTGGAATTGAAGAGTGAAAGTAATGACTAAGCTTTATAAGCTTTCTGCTCCTGGATGGGTCAAATCATATGATAATGACATTGATTTAAAAGCTGAGTTATACTCTCATATTTGTAGTTCATGCCGTGCTGGATGTAAAGAGAAGTTTGATGATGGAGATATTTGGGAAGTCTGGGGACCAGTAACTGAGAACTCAGACATTTGTGATATGCTTGCCACTGCCTGTGGATGTGAGTACGATATAGAGGAATGCGATGAACGAGCAGATTAAAAAGTTAGTAGATGTCACTGCAGAAATGATACCTGGTGTATATTCTTTAAAATATGAGGATGGTGGTTCAGGAGTTGAGTTTAGCGAGGAAGCTCTGGGAGTATTTGCTAACCTTATTATTGAAGAGCATATCAAATTATTACGTCGAACGTGGTATGAACGCAATAATGAAGAATACCCTAAAGATATGAGCCCTCGTGATATTGGTGTCAAAGTTGGCCGAAAGAACGAAATTGTAGTGTTGATCGAAAAGATTAAACAGTATTGGAATATATGAAACTAATATCTCTCCCTGATAATAAGTTCGTTCATCCTCATTTAACACTTGGAAAAGAGTACGAAACGTTGCCTTTCAGTTCAAATGGAGTTATAATCATTATGGATAATGATGAAAAATGTATTATATTGACTGAAAGATTTCAATGAAACTTTATGTGTATTACTCAGCTGGTTGCAATGATTCATACCATGATGGAGAGCAATATGGTGAATGGAGTCAAGATAACTACTTCTCTGTGGATGGTGCATGTCTAACAGATCCAAAGAGATGTCGTGATGAGATTAATGTCTGCTTTGAGAAGAAAGATATTAGAGAATATGTTTATGTTCTAATCGTACATTATGGTTCTGGTGATTCATTTGGTCATAGTACCGGTAATGGTGAAATTATTTGGGCGTTTGCAGATAGCGCTACAGCTCATAATGCTTTAGCTGCTTGTAATAAAGCTAAGGCTGATGTTATGAAATTTGATATCCAAGATGAGAAGGGTAATGATATCCCTGTGTGGAATCATGATTATGATTATTTTGGAGGCGTTGAAGGTTATGAGCTAAAAGCGTTCTTATTGGAGAAATAATGACTGATTATTTTTATGGTACTACCGAAGAAGAAGCTATTGCTAAAGGTATAGAGAATGCCTATGTAGAATTTAGTGGTATGAACTGCGAAGATTGGGATGATAATGCATATTGCGCTGGATGGGATGGAGAAAGCCGTCGATGTGATTGCGGAAATCGCCGAGTGTATTGGGAAACTGAAGAACGTGAGCCTGGTAATTGGGTAGCTTATGGAGAGGCATGGTAATGAAATTTAAAAAAGAATTTTTGATTGAGTTAGAAGATGGTGATGGGGTTGAAATTATCTCTCAAGATATCATTGATCAAAGTAGATGGAGTACTCATTGGAGAACAGTATTTAAGTTTCAAGATCGTTTCTATGAAACATTCTACTCCATTGGTTCTACAGAATCTCAAGACGAACGCCCATATGATTATGAGCCGGATGAGATTGAAATAGATGAAGTGTTTCCAATTCAAAAGACTATTACAGTTTATGAAAGAAAATAATGAGTAAATTATCTCAAGCAATTCAAGCAGTTCAAACTAAAGATAGGCATTATAAGATGCCATTATTAATAGATGTTACAGATGATACATATACATTTTATAGTGAACCAGCTTCAAATAACTTTGTTAATGAATATAGAGTAGAAGCTAAATTTGGAACTAGAATAATGACAGATCAAAGTACTTCTTCGACTATTTTAGATATGAAAATTAACGATTGTAGAAGAAATATTATTGAAGCAGTTTTCGGTGAATTTCGAATTGAATTTGTTGAGGTATATCATGCTTTAGCTCATAGAGATATCGATGGAGCTATGTTAGCACTTGAAAACTTTCATCATAAAATGTTTAAGGTAGAAGAAAAATGATTGAACAGAAAATAGCAAACGAACAAGAACTAGCAAAGCAATATGTAGAAGAAGCACCATATCATCCTGGATATGAAGATGCTGCAATGCAGCAAGATATAGAGTTTCATAAACATCCAGTATTTGTTGGTTGCTGGACTATTGGAGGCAACTTTTCAATCTTTGCAACTAAGCGTCCAACTGATGAACAGATTCAACATACTATCGACTACTTTGGATGGACTTGGACTGATGGTAGTTTAGAAGAGCAATTAAAAGGACGTCAATGAAAGTTAGTTTAGTTAGCTAATACTGTACTGGGCTCCATACTATTATAAGTATGCTTTATAATAGGAGACTAGTATGGCAAGTTATAGAAAAATATGGAAATCATATTACGGTGAAATTCCTGTAGATGAAAATAATGTTAGGTATGAAATACATCATATTGATGGAAATCGTACTAATAATGATATAGCTAATTTAGTGTGTATTAGCATAGAAGAACATTATAAAATACATTTAGAACAAGGTGATTGGGGCGCGGTTAGATCTATACTTTCAAGGATGAATTTATCTGAAGATGAAGTAAAATTAAAAAGTTTAGCTGCATCGAATCAACAAAAAGAACTATTAAAAAGAGGTGAGCATAATTGGCAAAAGTTTGATAGAAGCGAACTTTCTAAACAAACAATGCAAAAAAGATTAAAAGAAACAGGAGTTGCTTTTTTAGGTATAATTAACCCTGTAGAAAATAGCAGAAAAGGTGGTTTAGCGGCGGCAGCGAAGCAAGCTGGATTTCTTAACACGAAATCAAAAAACCATGGCAGCCAGCATGTAAAAGAAACGCTATGGTGGAATAATGGTGTGAAAAATAAAAGATCAAAAGAATGTCCAGGTGAAGGTTATGTTTTAGGTATTTTGCCAGGTGGTAAGCATTGGTGGTATAATGAAGATACACAACAACGAATTAAGTCTAAAGACTGCCCTGGTAAATCATGGAAAAAAGGAATGAAATGAATGTTAAATTAATTAGCTATACGCAACCGAGCAAACAGTTTTTAGAAGAAATCAAAATTGATAATATTGCAGAACTTATTGCATATTGTGCTAGAATCAGCAACCCAGGTAATCAATCAAATGTAGAAACCTCAGAAAAACTAATTAAATATTTATTAAAAAATAAACATTTTAGCCCATTTGAAATGATAAACGTTTGTTTGGAAATTAATACTACACGCGACATTGCCCGGCAACTCTTGAGACATCGTTCATTCTCATTTCAAGAGTTTAGTCAGCGATATGCCGATCCTACTAAAGATCTAGACTTTGTACTTCGTGAAGCTCGTCTACAAGACACCAAGAATCGTCAGAACTCAATCGATATTATGGGGTTAACTCTGAACGAACAGAATATTATTGAACAATGGAAACGCAAACAAGAGGCTGTAATTGCTGAAGCTGAACATGCCTATGAGTGGGCTATTGCAAATGGGATTGCAAAAGAGCAGGCACGGGTGGTTCTCCCAGAAGGGAATACAGTTTCGCGCTTATATGTTAATGGTACCCTACGTTCATGGATTCACTATATTCAAGTGCGGTCTGATATTAGTACTCAGAAAGAACATCGTGAAATTGCAAAGGTATGTGCAAAAGTAATCTCTGAAATCTTCCCTATGATGAAAGAACTATGAATACCTCATGGGATAAACGATATCTTCAACTGGCTAAGGAAGTTTCAACATGGTCTAAAGATCCATCTAAAAAAATTGGTGCTGTTGCCGTTGGCGCTAAAGGTCAGATTTTAAGCCAAGGATATAATGGATTTCCCCGAGGAATAAAAGATTTACAAGAACGACTGGATAATCGTGAATTAAAGTATAAATATGTAGTCCATGCAGAAATGAACGTCATTTATAATGCATCATATTCAGGTGTTTCATTAGCTGGCTCTACTCTATATGTCTACGGTCTCCCAGTGTGTTCTGAGTGCGCAAAAGGAATTATTCAAGTAGGTATAAGTAAAGTGGTACTTCCAAAATATGATAGTAATATGCTACCTCGATGGAAAGAGTCATGGGAGCTAACTAAATCCATGTTTAATGAAGCAGGTGTCGAAATAATAGAGGTAGAGTATGACTAGATATTATGTTTGCAATTATTATCGTGCCATCTCTTGTACAGATGATTGCTAACGATTTTATTACAATACTTACAAGTTTTAGAGTTTAGCTTTTTCCATTCGGAACTACCTTTAGTATTTGATATCTTCTTTCCTTGATCTTTCCCTACTGTTGCTTTCCAATTTGGATCGTTTTTAGTTTTTATTTGACTTTTTGTTTGCTTTTCTCTCGCTTCTTTGCCAATAGCTTCTATCCAACCTGGATCGTTTATTGTTTTAGTTCTTTTTTTAAGAGATTCTTTACCTGTTGTGGCTTTCCATTCTGGATCGTTTTTGGTGTGGGAATTCTTTTTCGCTTGATTTTTACCAATAGTATCTTTCCATTCTGGATTATTCATTGTTTCTAGCATCTTTTTCACTGCTTCGGTTCCCATTGACCCACCATCTAGTCCATTTTCAGGGATGAGATTAGCCCAATCATCGGATGCAACTATATCAAATATTTCTGAAAATGACAATGCAAATGATTTTAATTCTTCTTTATCATAAAACCAATCAGATATCCATTCAGTAATAACATGCACTTTATTATGTTTTTTGAGATGTCTTGACCACCTCTTACCTGAGCCTTTGTAAGTCTCTATATCTTCTCGAATAGATTTACCAAAATAACGTAAACCGGTCACTGAATGTTTTTTGACGTAGAGTCTAGTAGGGGTATAAGTATTAGTCATGCTGGAGCTCCTATAAGCTTTAGAATCCTTGGGTTTTGACGAACCGCGAAGGATATTTAATTGAAAAACCTATAAATTTAGGTTATAATAGTATTTATATAAATGAGGATTTTGATATGGAACTATACAAGCAACAAAAATTAGTTAAAAAAGCCAAGAAAATGGCTCGAAATAAAGCTATGGATGAAGGTTTCTCCAAGAAGCAAGCATCTGCTCTAGTCAAAAGAGCAGTCAAAAATATCAAGAGTAAATAATATGTTTCTACTAGACATTCTCCCTAACTGGGCGTTTTATATCTTCATCGCTATTGGAATCATCGGGTTAATTGCTGCGTTCTTTATGCAGTTTATGCCATGGGTTTCAACTTACCGGACACAAATTCTAATAGCATCTATTATTAGTTTAACTATTGGTGTTTGGTTTGACGGTGGTATTACTAATCAAATTCGATGGGAAGCTAAGGTAGTTAGTCTAGAAAAGAAACTGGCTGATGCATCAGTAAAATCTGCCGAATCTAATACTAAATTAGTTCAAAAGGTAGATGATAAGATTGCAGGAGCTAAAGCTACTGGAGATAACATCACTAAATACATTGACAGAGAAATTGTTAAATATAACAATGTTTGCATCGTACCTAAAGAAGCTATTACAGCAGTAAATGCAGCTGCTTTAGGGAAGGACATTAAATGAAAAAAGCCATTATAATTTGCCTTTTATTAGCATCAGTTGGATGTACCACAGTTCCTGTAGCACAAAAGTTTCCTTCGGCGCCCGATCGCCTGTTGCAATCTTGCGAAAAACTCATTACAATAAATACTGATACTATAGAATTTAGTGAGTTCACAAAAACAGTCACACAAAATTATACCCTATCACGACAATGTGATATTAAGAATGAAGGATGGATTGAATGGTATAATACACAAAAGCAGATATTTGATAACGTTCAGTAATCAAATAGTTTTCCACAACAATAACAATTTGGAGTAATATGGAAATCTACGAAATTAAAGTAGACTATAGCAGAGATTCTCTTTTTTCGGAATCTGGTTTAAGTAGGTTAAAAGAAGGTTATTTATGTGAAAATGAAACAAGCCCTCAAGAAAGATTAGCATTTGTTTCGAAAGAGTTTTCAAGCAATCCTGAACATGCACAGAGGTTATATGATTATGCTTCAAAAATGTGGTTATCGTATGCCACGCCAATTTTAAGTTATGGTAAGACCGCAAGATCTCTTCCGATTTCTTGCTTTGCATCTTACTTAGGTGATTCAATGCAGTCTATTTTAGATACATCGTCTGAAACTAGAATGCTAGCTGTTGTCGGTGGTGGTGTCGGTCTTCACGTTGGACTAAGACCAGGTGACAAAAAATCTTCTGGTATCATTCCTCATTTGAAAACCTACGATGTAGATACATTAGCGTTTAAACAAGGTACTACTCGACGTGGTGCAACTGCGGCATATTTGAGTATTGACCATCCAGAAATTATTGATTTTCTAGAAATGAGAAAACCAACTGGCGGTGATCCAAATCGTAAGTGTCTTAACTTACACCATGGAGTAAATATTACCGATGATTTTATGCAGAGAATTGAAAAATTATCGTTGCATGGTTCTACTCTAACTAAAGAGGAAAAAGAAGAGTTAGATCGATTCCCTCTCATAAATCCTACTACACACGAAGTTGTTGAAGTTGTTTCTGCTAGAATGTTATGGGAACGACTAATTACTCTTCGTATGGAAACTGGTGAGCCATATTTATGGTTTATTGATACTGTTAATAAACATGTACCAGAATATCAAAAAGCAAAAGGATTATTTAATAAAGGTTCTAATCTGTGCTCAGAGATTTCACTAGTAACATCTGATGATCGCACTTTCGTATGTTGTCTATCATCTGTAAATGCTGAGTATTATGATGAGTGGAAAGATAATCCACAATTTATTGCCGATATTGTTGAAATGTTAGATAATGTTATTTCGGTTTTTGTAAAGAAGGCTAAAAAGATTCCAGAACTAGCGCGTGCTGTAAACTCTGCTAGTAGTGAAAGATCTATTGGTATTGGAATGATGGGTTGGCATGCCTTACTACAGAAAAGAGGAGTTGCGTTTGAATCTCCAATGGCAGTAGGGTTGAATAAAAGAATTTGGGCTAAAATGAATTCTGAGGCTAAAGCGAAGACTATTTCATTAGCCAAAGAACGTGGTGCTTGCCCAGATTCAGAAGGATCAGAAACTCCTGTGCGAAATGCCCATTTGTTTGCAATTGCGCCAAATGCTAGTTCAAGTATTATTTTAAATACTTCTCCCTCTATTGAACCGTATCGTGCTAACGTGTATTTGGAAAAAGGTGTTAACGGTACCAAGGTTCAGAAAAATAAATACTTAGAAGCTTTGCTAGAGAAGAAGGGTTTTAATACTCAAGAAATCTGGACTGAGATTGTATCTAATGATGGTTCCGTATCTACTTTAGCGTGCTTAGAAGACTTTGAGAAAGCCATCTTTAAGACATCGATGGAGATTGACCAAACCTGGGTTATTCAACATGCAGCAGATAGGCAAGAGTTTATTTGCCAGGCCCAATCATTAAACTTATTTTTTAACCCAACTAGTAGTGTAGAGTACTTACATTTAATTCACTTAATGGCATGGAAAACTGGATTAAAGAGTTTATACTATTGTCGTTCTGATGGTATGCGTAAAGCTGATAAGGTTGGGAAGAAAGTAGAAAGAGAAAGAATTGAAGATATGAAAGATATGTTAAAATCCGATGAACCTGTTTGTGCTGCATGTGAGGGTTGATCATGAGTAAAATGTCTCTGCTAGAAAAAGAAGTATTAAATCACGTTGGGGAAGTTGTGTTAGTATATGATGAGAAATATAATTTAATATGGCATCACCCATATGACGAAGTATTTACTAGTAAAGATTCAGATAACTTGCAACCAGGTATTATTATTGATTACAATAATAATGATGGCAAAAGACTTGCAACGTTTATCATATCAGCATCTGAAGATAGTGATTTAAGTATAACAAATAAGTTATACGAAAAGAAAATGGATGTTGAAACATGCAATCTATATATGGGGGAAGTTGATCAAAAAGCAAAAGAGATGTTTTGTGAATGTATTCAATTGCTGATTCATGAAGATGTTACATTATGGGGTCAAGCTCAATTTAATGAGCCATATATTACATTTATGAATAATTTACGCGATGTATATAGCTTCACGTATAATCATGATTGTGGAATCCATCCAGCAGGAGACTATGGTTATAGTACATAATTAATATAAAACATAATAAAACAGGTATAAATATAGTATATAAGGAGAATTATGAATTATACTAAAATATACCTGTCTTTAATTACTAAAGCAAAGTCGCATAATAGAGTGAAGTCAAGAGAGTGTGTTTTTGAAAAACACCATATTATACCTTCCTGTATAGGTGGTGGCGATGAAAATAGCAATCTAGTGTTATTAACACCTAGGGAGCATTATATTGCACATAGATTGCTTGTAAAGATGTACCCTTCATCCATGGGCCTAAATAAAGCTGTTTGGGTATTTCTCAACACTGGTAAGGATATTGTTATAAATTCTAAATCATATGAGATTTATAGGTCAAAAGTGTCACAAAGTATGCGTGAAAATAATCCTATGTTTAATAGCCAGAATGTAAGTAAATTTAAAATTAGCTTGGGGTTGGCAATAGATAGTGGATTTAAACCCTTTCTTGCAACTGAAGAAGGTAAAGCCATGTCTAGCACTAGGATGAAAAGTGATCAACATCCTATGAAAAATCCTATTAGCGTCGCTAAAAAAATACAAACAGATAAAGATCGAGGCAACGAATCGTGGATGACTACAGATAAAGGTAAAAAATATTTTAGCAAAAAGTGGCAAAGTGACCAACACCCATTGAAGCTAAATCCATGGAATACGCATACATCTTACTCACTAGAAGTAGAATTAGTCGATGGAACTATTATGCAATACAAGATGCTTAAATTATTTTACGAAGAACATAATATTAATAAAGATGTAGCAGCTAAAATTATCAGAACCGGAATTATACCAAAGAAACATCAGAAAAAATTTAAAAGGATAACCAAAATATGCGCGGAGAAGTAACGAAAAGTAAAAAAAGTATTCTAGGCGAGAGAACGTACTATAAACCTTTTCAATATCCTAGAGCTTATGAGTTCTACGATCAACATGAAAAAATGCATTGGTTGCCGAGCGAGGTACCACTATCACAAGACGTTATTGATTGGAATACTAAACTTACTGCAAAAGAAAAACAATTCCTAACTCAATTATTTAGATTTTTTGTACAAGCGGACGTAGACGTTGCTGGTGCCTACACTACAAAATACTTACCTATGTTCAAACTACCTGAACTCAGAATGATGCTATTAGGCTTTGGGGCAAGGGAAGCTATTCATATTCAAGCATATAGCCATTTAATTGATACTATTGGAATGCCAGAGGTTACTTACAAGCAATTTCATGATTATGCTGAGATGAGAGAAAAGCATGATTATTTTGAAGGTATAATGGGAACAAACGAAACCCAAATCGCTCAACAAATAGCAGCTTTTTCTGCTTTCACAGAAGGAATGGCCTTATTTTCAAGCTTCATCATGCTACTCAACTTCAGTCGATTTAATAAAATGAATGGAATGGGGCAAATTGTAACGTGGAGTATTCGCGATGAGAGTTTACATACAGAAGGAATGACTTGGCTATTTAAAGAATTTCTTAAAGAGCACAAAGATATTTGGACGGATGAATTAAAATCGCAGCTATACCAAATTGCAGAGAAGATGGTTGATCTTGAAGATAAGTTTATCGATTTAGCATTTAATGGAAACGAATTTGAGGGTCTTACATCAGAAGAGGTAAAGAAGTATATTCGCTATATTGCCGATCGTCGATTAATTGGTCTTGGTATGAAAGGTATCTTTAAGGTTAAAACTAATCCACTTCCATGGGTTGAAGAAATCTTAAATGCACCAGAACATGCTAATTTCTTTGAGCAGCGAGCTACTGCTTATGCTAAAGGAGCTACAACTGGTAATTGGGGGAATGTGTGGGCATGACCTCAAAAAATAAATTTTACGAATGCGTAGAATGTGATGCTCATTTTCGAATAAAACATGAGCAAGATGGACATCACTATTCTGTTAAATTTTGCCCGTTCTGTGGGGAAGATTTACCAGAAGATACGCTCTTAGACATGTATGCTGGAGATGATAAATAGTCCAATAAAAGGACTATTTAATGTGGTATCATCAGAATAACGAAGTAACAGAGTTTCCAGAAGGCACGATCGGTTTTGTATATTTAATTACAAATTTACTAACCGGTCGGCAGTATGTTGGGAAGAAGCTGATAAGTTTCTCAAAGACTTCTGTTAAAACAGTTACTTTGAAAAGCGGCGAAAAAAAGAAGAAAAAGATTAAATCCAAAGTAGATAGCGATTGGATGACTTATTATGGTTCTAGTGAACATTTAAATAATGATGTAAAAGAGTTTGGTGAACACAATTTTAAACGAGAGATATTGCACTTTTGTCAGTCTAAAGGTACAATGTCATATCTAGAATTAAGAGAACAGATCGATCGTCGTGTGATGGAATCTGATAACTATTACAATGCCTTTTGTGGCGGAAAGATACATAAGAAGCATATTAAGCTATGATATTTACAGGACTACTATTCGTAACGTCTTTTGTCTTATCTGGGATTGCAGCATATTTCTCAGTGATAGGGCTAATTGCTATTTTTCCAGGCGCTTTCTGGTCGATTGCAATTTTAGGTGGAACAATAGAAGTTGCTAAATTAGTAACTACTTCTTTATTGTATCGTGATTGGAAGTTTCTTCCTCATTTAATTAAACACACTTTATTAGCTATGGTGTTTATTGTGATGGTAATTACATCAACTGGAATCTTTGGATTTTTAAGTAAGAGTCATATTGAAGCAACGATGGGGTCAAATAATAATACTATTGAATTAAAGATTCTGACTACTCAAGAAAACATCGCTAAAGAGAAGTTAAACTATCTTTTAGCACGAGCTAAAGATCCATCGACTGCATCTAACAGATTAGATAAACAGATTCAGGATACTCAGAAAGAGTTAAAAGATATCTCTACTAAACGTCTTCCTCTGTTACGTGAAGAAACTGCTATGTCTGCTGACGTAGGCCCTGCTAAATATATCGCCGAAATGATCTATGGAGAAACCGAAGGTGGAATAGATAAAGCCGTACGTTTGGTAATCTTCACTATTATGTTAGTATTTGATCCTCTAGCTATATTACTATTAATTGCTGCTAATATGAGAATGGTTCGCTCAAAAGACCTAGACCCATCGGATCCTGAATATATCCGGGTTCATAACAGCAATATCATCAAAATCCCTGAATAACCTTACACTTCAGTAAGGTATTGCCTTTTTCTCCGTTTGAGGTTATAATAACTCATACATAGGAGAAACACATGACAACATTTACTATTTCCCGCGAAAACTACGACACTCGTCACGGTGGACCTTTCGATAGAGGTTCTGCCGATTCTTACTACAATCGTCCATATGATCCTCATTATTATCTAGGAGGAACTGCCACTTCCGATCGGGTTGAATTTGATAAAATGACTGAAGAGCAGAAAGAAGCTTATAACGCTGGATATCAGTGGAATGAACAGTTTGGTGATAAAAAGAATTGGGATTAAAGTTGACGTTTCTAGAAAAATAGGTTATAATAACTTATACACAAACACAGGAGTTACTATGAAACTGCAAGAACTTAAAAATTTAATTACTTTAGAATTAATCAATGAGTATGCAAATACTACCGATAAACTAGTACTTTGCTCAGAAATTCTAGAGACTTCTATTGATCATCCAGATGTTGAGCGTTTGGATATGTTATTATACAAGAAATGTGAAGAATGGAATCAAGAGATTGAAAAGTTGATGTTTTCCTAGAAGTAGGTTATAATAACTTATACACACAAACACAGGAGTAATATATTATGATGAAGCTTGGAACAAACACAGGTAGTTTAGTAAATCACATGTACAGCCGTATGGTTCTTAATGAGCCAATGCCAGAAATTGGAGATGCTGCTACTCTTCTCTCATGGTCTGATCGTCATCCGGCTACTGTTGTAGAAGTTCAAAATATTCGTGGAACAGTTTATATTACTGTTCAAGAAGACGATCATACTCGCATCGATAATAATGGTATGAGTGAATCTCAAGAATATACCTATTCCCCAAATCCAAATGGTCCTTTATCCTCATTCCGCAAAAACAAAAAAGGTTTTTGGGAGTCAGTAGTATTTAATCTAGAAACCAATCGTTGGAATAAACGTGGTTGCGGTGGTATTAAACTAGGTTCACGTGAGTACTATTATGACTACTCATTCTGAACTAACCACCGAACAAAAAATTCAAAAGATTATTAAGCATGAGATGGCTGATGTTAAGAAGATGAAAAAAGCAGAGCTTCTTATTCTAGTCGAGCATCTCATGGGAGATGTTCTTTGTGAATTAGATGATTATTCTATTGATGATATGTCAGCAGGAATGTGAGAAAAATATGGTACGTGAAACAGCAAAACAAAGACGTGAACGAGAAGAATTTGAAAGTGTTGTAACGCAGATTGCTTTAGATGCATATACAGAGCGTTTAATGGATGCTTTATATCGCGCTTCAGAACATGATGCTACTATTAAGATAACTAAAGATCATAAGTTTATGGTTACCTATATTGATGGATGGAACGATAAGCAGCACATTTATTTAACTCCTACTGTTGATACTCATCTTGGAATGTTTCCTCTAAACGAGTTAATACGAGTTCTAGATTATAAAGATGCAGAAGTAGCCGAAGCTAACCGTAAGCGAGAAATTCGAAAAAATGCTATTGCTAAACTAACCGATGAAGAACGCGTTGAATTAGGGATTGGAAATTATTAATGAAAGTTCATTACAGAGAAGATAACATCTACGATAAAATACATCGAGTTATTGAGAGTAGCGCTCAGATGGTGGATACTATTGAGTTAAACTATCAAGAGATGGAAGAGTTTAAAGATTCCTATAACTACGTTATAATTCATGATGAGGTTGGAGACTTTAGTCACTATGAATATCGTGGAATAAAGATTGTTGATCAATATGATTAATACACCTGAACTAATAAAACTGGCTAAGCAGGCTGGATATGTAACTCAAATAACTCTCTTCATGGATGGGCAACGCGAAGATATTTGGGGTGGGTCGAATGAAACTCAAAAGCTAGAAAAGTTCGCCGAGTTGATTGTGAAGGAATGTATATTGATTTGCAAATCTCATAAGATTCAATCTACTGAAGATGTTTGGTATTTAGCACACAATGAAACAGTTAATAATATTAGTGAGAACATTGAAGAATATTTCGGAGTTGAAGAATGATAGTTACATTATACAAAAGACCTGATGGTCGCACGCAAAAATTAGACATCACTAATGTCTATGAGGAAGATGTCAAGTTCTTTGAAGATAATCAAGTTCGTGTCTCAATAGAAGTACTCAACAACGAATTTATCATTTACGGTACTCATTATGATGATGAAGGCGGTGAGTATGAACAGATCGTATTTTCAGGTGATCGTACTTGTCAAGAATCATTGCATGAATTAGCTGGATTAATGAAAGATTTGGTTAAACAATGAAAAGTTATCGATTTGTAGGTGAAGAAGCAGAAGCTTTAGGCAATCGTCTAGATCATGCCAGAAGCTCTTTAGAGAATTCAATCTCAGATTGGTCTAAAAAATATTGGAAGCAAGTGGTTGATCAGTTGCTCTTACAATGGAGACAACTTCCTATTCTCCATGATTCAGATGCACAGACGACTATCATTCCTCGCTGGTCTATCGACTATGATTATTATGAGAAGAACGAATATACTGGACATGGTGTAGCTGATCGTTTTTATGAACAGGTATTTAAACATGATGCTAATCTTGACGAAAGCTGGGAAAGACATCGCGCAGAACGTTTATCAAAGGCACAATAATGAAACAACATACATTTAGTAAAGACTCATGGCATTTTTGGTTAGCTAATATTGGAACTACTCGTGTATATGAATGGGAAGAGCTTGATATATGTAGCTACATTCGAACAGTAATTTATGGTGCTATCACTCTTGGAGCTGCTACTCTTGCAGTTATTGGTATAGTGACATTTTTTGGTTATGGTTTTATTACTTTGGGAATGTGGTTTGCAGAATGCATATCTACTGGTGTTTGGGTACTTCCAAATCCAATAGCTGGTATGGTGCTAATTGGAATGATATTGACTGCTTTTGGTTTTCTAATTTTCGGTATTAGAATATTACTAGATAAAGCAATTGACCGATATGTAGACTATACTATTGAGCAAAGACATCCACAATTAGCATCTAAAGAAGAGCCTTCTTTTATTGCTTTAGCGTATAGTAAGTTTAAAAATAAAACTTGTTTTAGGATTATTTTCAAATGAGCGGAAATGATTTAGCACATGAATTAGAAACAAATATTCACGTACCTTGGATGAAACAAGTTAGAGATGCAGCTAAAATGCTTCGCAAGTATAATGAGATGGAAGAGTTCTTTAAGACATCTGATCCAATGGGATATCAGGCTTATTTAGCTCAACATGTAGGTAATAATATAGGGGGTATAGAATGATTAAAGTTGCGTTATTAATATATAATCTTTTAATGTTTACGGTGGCGTGTTATTTTGTATATTATAAAGATGCCAGTGCCTGGCTATTTTTAATGGTTTTATTATTAGCTGCAACCTGGAGAACTTCAAATGATCAAAATGAAAAACCTAGTAGTAATTCTTAGTGTTTTGGTTCTATCTGCATGTAGCGATGATAAGCCAATTTTAAAATCTGCAAATATAGTTGATCAATGTTTAAGAAATAAATTATTTGAGCAATGTCTTAAAGTAGTCCCAGCAGGACCTCTGGCAACAAAATATAATGATTGGGATGAAGTAATTTCTACCTGTGGTGGTGAGGCATATCGACAAAGTTTGAGATATCGAAGCTTTGTAAAACCTGAATGTATGGCTGATTAATGAATAAATGTTTTCAAGTAAGAGCAGAAGAACATAATCCGCAAGGAAGATGCTGCTGCAATTGTGTGAATCAAAAACGAATTGTGGGGCATCCTTGGAACAAAGAATTCTTTGTTAGAACGCCAGTTAACTCTACTATTGGTTATGGTTGCACTGCCTCTGAATTAGATGATACAATTATATTCTTTGAAACCCAACACGGGCAATGCGAACTACATGACTTCAAAAGATCTTGAAGCTTTAGCCAGAGGATATGTATATTTTAGAGTAAATAATACATATTTCAAATCCTATAGTAAAGCTAGAAAATATCGCTTGCACTTATCCGAAAAAGATGAGCCATTTATTACGTTTGTTGGATACCACATTTTCAAAAAATGGCAAGGGTTTTATTATAAAAACACCTTTAATTATCCAATGCACAGAGCCCCAAAGTTGTATATTACTAAAAAGTAGTATATAATAAACGAATCGTAACTACCCAAGAGGGAAAAATCATGGTATTAAATAATGGTCAGTATTACAGTCAAGCTTCAACGGAAGATCGCGAAGAGTTTAAAAGTTGGTTAAAAGGTCTTCTTCATGAAGGTCCAGTTACTATTACTTTTACAAAAGTCGATGGATCTGAACGCGTGATGCAGTGTTCATTGAAGTCAGATCTACTTCCTCCAATTGTGGTTGCTGTTGAAGAGGGTGTTGAACTTCCGGTTAAGAAAGAACGCAAAGTAAATCCAGAAGTTGTAGCTGTATTTGATCTCGAAAAACAAGATTGGCGTTCGGTTAAATACGAGACTATCAAAGAAGTTAAATTTGCGATTGGAGCCTAATCATGGCACGAATCACTAACGCAGAATACAAATATATTGGGAATGAGCCAGATGTATCTTCTGTAGTAGAAGTTAACAACCCGGATTACAAAGTATCTATTATCAAAGCATTAAACTGGTACTCTAAAGAAAAAGATCGTAAAGATGCCAAGCAGTATATCTTAGAATATGCCAAGCACACTAAGATGGAAAAAGCTTCTGTTGAAAAACTCAAACGGTTGGATGATAAATTATTAAATAGAGGGGCGTGTTGGCTTGCTCGAATGTCAAAAAACGGCATTATATTATCTGATGAATATTTATTCTCTGTAAATACTCATATTCAAACTCTGTTGAATTCGCATGAAGAAGAGGTGATTGAGATTCAAGAGGAGCCATCTGTACCTCGTGCTACTATTCAAGAATCAATGGCTGAGAAAGAATCTGAACTCCTTGGAGAGCTAGAAGGTCTTCTAGATACCTATTTGTTTGAAGGTAAAGATTTTAACCTATATAACTACCTCAAAGGAAATCAAATCCCTCATGCATATGTTAAAGGTGTTATTGCATGGTTAGAAGGTAAGATTCCTGAAATTAAAGATACTCTAGATAAGATCGATGAGCAATTGGTAGAAGGTTATTCAAACTTTACTAATAGTAAATTGAAAAAGTATCTAGCTACTCTTGAAGGTGGTATTGCTGATGTACAAAAATATGCCGACTTTAAAAAGGTTAACCGCAAGGTTCGAGTTAAGAAAGCTAAACCAGCTGGCGTTCAAGTAGCTAAACTGAAGTATAAGAAAGAAGATACAGACTATAATTTGAAGTCGATTCCTCCTTCACAGATTATTGGAGCAAATCAAGTTTGGATTTTTAATACCAAGACTAAGAAACTAGCTCAATACGTTGCATCAGGTCCAGCTGGTATTGCTGTAAAAGGTTCGCGATTGATAAACTTTAATCCAGAAGAGTCCAAGCAAAAGACTTTACGCAAACCAGAAGAAACATTGAAGAAATGTGTCGATGGAGGCAAGCTAGTCCTAAGGAAACTCATGTCTGAGCTGTCGACTAAAGAAGCTGATGTAAATGGGCGTGTAAGTGAAGATATGATTATTCTGAAGGTGATTGCATGATTATTGTGGACTACAATCACACGGTCATTGCAAACGTAATGGCCGAACTTCGTGGGCGAACTGATATTCCCATTGAGATAGATCTTCTTCGTCATATGGTGTTGAATTCACTTCGCGGATATAAGCAGAAATTCTCAGCTGAATATGGTGAGCTAGTAATTGCTTGCGATAATAAGAATAACTGGCGAAAGAAAGTATTTGAATACTATAAGGCTAGTCGTAAAAAGAATCGAGATGATTCATCTATCGACTGGGCATCTTTATATGAGTGTATGGATATTCTTCGAACGGAACTAGATCAATTTTTTCCGTATGCTGTACTTAAAGTAGAACACTGTGAGGCTGATGATATTGTAGGAACATTAGCTAAGTGGTCGCAAACAAACGACCTCCAGGAAACGATGTTTGATGAAGATAGTCCAAAGCCGTTCTTGATTATGTCACGAGATTCAGACTTTATTCAACTACAAAAATATCCAAACGTAAAGCAGTATAGCCCTGTTGATAAGAAATGGATTAAACCAAATCGATCACCAGAGCTTGATTTATACGAGAAGATTATTTGCGGTGATCCTGGAGATGGAATTCCTAACTTTTTATCTGATGATGATACTTTTGTAACAGAGGGTAAACGACAAAAATCGGTATATCAAGCAAAGCTAGAAGTATGGTTAACACATCAATCGAAATACTTTTGTACAACTGATCAGTTAAAAAAGAACTTTGAACGAAATCAAAAGCTAATTAGTTTTGATTATATTCCAGAAGATATTCAAGAAGATATTATAAATACCTTTGTATCTCAGCCTAAAAAAGATCGTAGCCAGTTACTAAATTATTTTATTAAAAATAAACTGAAAAACCTCGTGAATGAGATTACAACATTTTGAAAGTGATTAAATGAAATATACAGTCCATGAGACGTTTTATGCTGTCAGCCAGGCAAAAACACATAAAGAGCGAGTTGAAGTTCTTCAGAAAGCAGCTGACGTTGTTGTTAAGCAGGTTCTGAAGTATAACTTTGATCCAGCTATCGTATTCGACCTTCCAGAAGGATCTCCTCCATATAAAACTGATCGATCAGTTCCTATCGGTATGGGTGAGGCAACATTCCACTCTGAAGCTCGTCGTCTATACATCTTTTTAAAAGAGAAACAACTACCTAAAGGTCGTAAAGAATCTCTTTTTATTCAGATGCTAGAGGGGCTCCATTATACTGATGCTGAATGTTTAATTGCATTAAAAGATAAAGCATTGTCCAAAAAGTATAAAGGTCTCACTGAAAAGGTAGTTCGCGATGCATTCCCTGATCTACTTCCACCTGCGGAGGTAAAAAAGAAAGCCTCCCCTTTGGAACTTTCCAAAGAATAGTATATAATTGGTTTCGTAAGAAAGAAATCTGGCAAAAATCGTGGTTGATAAGAAAGACTAAATGAGTATAAATTGTCCGCATTGTAATTCCAATAAAGTTAATTCTAAGGGAAGTATTGTTGACTCTTCTGGTGAAAATAAACAGCGCTATGTATGCAAAAGCTGTAAGAAGAACTTCTATGTTAGCAAAGGTAATAAATTTGCTGCAGCTCAAGAGCTAAACGATAGCATTATTGTTATTACAGCTGCACAAAACAATACTGATGTTAACCAAGATTTCTTTCAAACGTTACAAGCATACTGTTCTAAGAGAAAAGCTAAGCTAGTTATTATTCCTATTAAATCTGGTTCTGAAGATAAAGAAGAACCTGTTTGGAATGTACCCTCTGAATATTTGGTATCCAGTTCTACTATGGCTGCTAATAAACTTCGTATTCTAGCTAACCTCAATATCCTTCCAAGCATTGATAATCCTTTATCTGGTTTAGATAACTTAAGTAAAGGCGATTCATTAATCGTTGGTCATACACAATTAATGTATCGCACTTTAGCTGTGAATGCTATTGATAGCCCAGCTATTTTATGTTCAACTGGTGTTGTTACTCGTCCGAATTATACTCAGACTAAGCAAGGTGAAAAAGCTCGCTTTAACCACTCATACTCAGCTGTTGTTATCGAGAAGAATAAAGAAGAGTTTCATATTCGTACTTTGAATAGCGATGATACTGGTGGCTTTTATGATATCTCTGGTTACTACAAAGGTACTACATTTAGTCCGTTGAAAGAGATTGAAGCATTAGTTACTGGCGATGAGCATGCTATTTTTGTATCACCTGAAGTTCAAGCGGCTACCTATGATAACAAAGATAGTATTGTTAATACACTTAAACCTAAGTTAATCATTCGTCATGATGTAATTGATTGTTATTCAGTATCACATCATCATAAGTTTGACTTCTTTGCCCGCTATGGTAAATACCATGCTAACAATCATAAGATTGAAGATGAGTTAGAATTGACTTTAGACTTCATTAAGAAGACTACTCCTAAGTTTGCAAAGAATTTAATTATTTCATCAAACCACCATGATCATTTATATCGTTGGTTGAATGAAGCTGATCCTAAGTTTGAACCTTGGAATGCTAAAATCTACCATCAATTAATGTATCTTATGTTAGAGAAAATGTCCTTGGTTGATAACTCCTTTGTTTACGAAAATCCGTTTGAACTTTGGGTTCGTACTAAAAAGGGAACTGAGAATATTGAATTTATTGGGCGTGATGATTCTATTAAGATTCTAGGCATTGAAATATCTAATCACGGCGACGTAGGTACTAATGGTTCTAGAGGTAGCTTAGTTCAATACTCGCGACTGGCTTATAAACAGATTATTGGTCATAGTCATAGCCCAGGTATTAATAAAGGTGCATATCAGGTTGGCACTTCTTCCAAATTGAAGTTAGAATACGTTAGAGGGCCTAGTTCTTGGATGAATACGCATTGTATCATCTATCCAAATGGCAAGCGTCAGCTTTTAAATATTATCAATGGTAAATGGCATGGAGGTAAGTAATGACGTATGCAAGGGTTAATACATATATTGAGGTTGATCTAGAAGAAATTGATACTGACGATTTAATTGCCGAATTAAAGTCTCGAGGTGAGCGCCCTGAATTAGTTGAGATGGATTCTTATTACAGCCTGACAGATACTTTGTATAATGCATTAAGATGTAAAAATACTAAAGCAGTAGAGGAAATTCATCGCCGAATGGCTTATGTAGTGCTTGGAAAAATTCTATAGTAGTATCGATTTATCTTAAACATGGAGATGTAAAAATGAGCAATAATGTAATTATCCCTAGTAGTGATGCTGACAAGAAAAAGATTAAAGATGCATTGTTTGAAATTTCGGCATCGATGACTCGTATGGAAGCTGAAAAATCTTTGATTAAAGAAATTCTTTCTAATATCGAAGAAGAAGTTGAAATTCCTAAAAAGTTTATGTCTAAAATGGCTAAAGTATATCATAAGCAAAACTATAGCAGCGAGCTTGCCGACCATGAAGACTTTACTACTTTGTATGAAACGATCACTGGAGAAACCGAGTAATGTTGTATACTGTGTGCTACATTAAAAATACTGGAAGTAAACGTGATCGTCAAGAGCATTATTATGGTGTAATTAGTGATCCCTCAAAAATTGAAAAAATCAAGCAAAAAATTACTAAAAAAGTAGGAAAATGCATCTTTAATGTATATTCTGCTAGTAACTTTGTATTTACAAATTAATACCTGACTGTTTTACTTTGTTGTTGCTTTTCTCTTTGAAAGCCATTACAATTGATATATACAAACACAGACAGGAGTATTCACTATGAAATATAAACTAGACGCATCAAAAGATGTAGATATTTGCGGATTACATACAAGTTATCCAGACTACATTTTAAATCTACCGAATGGGTTTCGATTCTATGATGATTTGGTTCATGTTCGTGGATTCGATTCTATGCAGGAATTAAAAAAATCTGCAAAAACCGACGTTGTAGTTTGTAATTGTAAATCTTGCCAAGAGGGATAATAGAAATGAAATATACTAATCAACAATTAGAAGAAATTTCTAAAGAAGCTTTTGAGGCAGCTCGTAACGCTAGTACGAAATATTTAGAAGAGCATGGTGAACCTCTTTACTGTGGTTTTGCATGGGTTAACATTAAGCCTGGTAATTGTCAAATTGCTAACTACCTCAAAAAGAATAATCTTGGACGTCCATCATATTCTGGTGGTGTTGATGTTTGGAATCCTTCGAACTTAATGACTCAAAGCATGATCATAAAAGAAATTGGGGCTGATGCGTTTGCAGCTGTTCTTCAAAAATATGGTTTTACTGCTTACATGGATTGCAGGGCTGACTAATGAATCAAAGAATTCTTCCTATTGATAAAGTTCGCAATGCATGTAATAGTTATTTGCAGAAACGAACTGAATCTATGAAACAGCTTCAAGAACCATATATTCAAAAAGAGATGAAGGGTGGTTGGTTTCGTAAGCCAAAGACTCGTAGTGAAGCTATTGAAAGCTTGTATGGTGATTTATGGTCTAAGTATAATATGCTTCAGTTGAACCATGATTGGCATACACAAAAAGTAAATGAGTTAGTGGCGTTGTGTCAAACTACATATAATAAAGAAGCAGAGGTTATTATGATCGATAGTGAAACGGTTTACATTTTAAGAAAATATCTATGAAGCCTTCATATAGAGATCAATTAGAAAATAATGAAGTTGATTTGCTTAAAGCTGAATTAGACAAGTGTTATGATATTATTTCATCATGCTATCAACTAGCTGGATTAGTTGACGCTCCTTTAGTTTGGTTTGATGTCCTATCTGATCCTAAAAACGCAACACAAAAGCAAATTGATCAAATGCTTCCAATTACATATAACGATGTTAGGATAGTTTAATGGATTTATCCGTATCTGAAATATTTCTACTGATCTGGGCAGGGGCAGCTACCATTGCATCCGCTTACTATCACTCCAAATTTATCTATCAAAATACAGTTAATATCTCCATGATCGGAGTGATGACATTGGTCTGCCGAGGAAAAGCCACTATTCACGAAAGCGAAGAAGGTATTAAAGTTAAATATTTAGGTTCTGAAACAGTAGAAGATACAAATAGTTGATATTTTATTAAATTTAAGTTATAATAAGTTATACAAACACAGGAATATATAATGAACTACGATGAACTATTTAATACTCTAGCTTCAGATAACTCACGTCTATTTAAAGAAGCCTATCTTACTGAGTATAAAGACGATCGAATTTTAAGACAGATTATTATTTTAGCTTTAGATCCGTTTACTCAATTTCATATCCGGAAGATCCCTTCCTATACGCCGAATCTAACTGATCATGCTGCGTCTATTACTTTTGGCTTAAATGAACTATCAGTTCTATCGTCACGTGAAAAGACTGGCAACTTAGGCATTGAACATTTGAGCTCTTTACTGTCAGCTGTTTCCGATCATGTAGCTAAGGTACTTATTCGTATTATCGAAAAAGATCTTCGCTGTGGTGTATCAGCAGCAACTGTTAATAAGATCTGGCCAGGATTAATTTCTGAATACCCAGTAATGTTAGCTTCTGGCTTTGATGAAAAACTCGTTTGTAAAATGGATTGGCCTGCTTACGCTCAGTTAAAGCTTGATGGAATGCGGGCAAATATCATTGTTAAAGATGGCAAGGTTGAAGTTCGTTCCCGAAATGGCAAAGAAGTTCATGTACATGGGCATTTTGATTTCTTTGCCGATCTAGCTAAAGGTAAAAATTTAGTATTTGATGGCGAGTTGATGGTTAAGAACGATGATGGTCGCTTTCTAGATCGTAAAACTGGGAACGGTATTTTAAATCAATGCGTTAAAGGTACTATTAATCCTGATGATACTAGCAATATTCATATTGTGTTATATGATATTATTGACTATAGTGATTTCGTTATTGGTAAATCAGATGTTAAATATATCGAACGCTACCAACGATTATCTGATATTTGTTTTGGTGTAAATGCATCTTGCTCTTTAGTATTAAATCGAATTGTAAATAATTTAGAACAGGCTCAAGATGTATTTCAGGAATACTATGTTATGGGTGAAGAAGGTATTATTCTGAAGAACCTGAATGGTATTTGGGAAGATAAACGCTCTAAAGGTTTAATTAAGTTTAAAGGTGAACTTGAAGCTGACTTTGAAGTAACTGGCTGGGAAGAAGGAACCGGTAAGAATACCGGTCGAATGGGAGCATTAACTATTGCATCATCTGACCGCCAGATTGTATGTAACGTAGGTACTGGTTTCTCTGATGAACAGCGTGATAAGTATACAGCAGAATATATGGTTGGTAAAATTGTATCTATTAAATATAATGCTAAAGTTCAAGATAAAAAAGGAAGTGTTGGTAAGTTATTCCTTCCTGTGTTTATCGAGGAAAGATTAGATAAAACTGAAGCTGATCATTCAAAGGATATTAAATGAAAGAGATTACAATTCCAGTAGAGCATAGCATTGAAGAATCAACTGAAACTTTTGGTATCGTCAATACTTTGTCTACATGGCAAGAAATTATAGGAAGTAAAGACCCATCGTATAATAAGAGAGGTATACCTTTTACTGATGTTACTCGACTTGAGCGTGATGTTGATGGTGAGTTTTATTTATCTGATGTTCTTACTGGATATATGACACACCCTGTTGCATTATATAATAAGATGACAATAACAGCTCAATATAAATTAGTACCAGATATTATCGAATTTAAAAAGAAAATCGCCGAGTCACCTGGTAAGTATTTTCTATATGATTTAAAGTTTGAATCTGTATTTCCAAGATATACTTCTATAGACGATAAAACTTGGACACTAGAGCGACACGATCCAATTGTCAACACATCGCGAGGCTGGTTTATTCGCTATGGTGTGCTCTTAGATCAAGAATAGAAAGAATAAATGATATACGAATTTCAATGTCACGATTGCAATGAAGTGTTTTCAGTTCATTGTAGTATGGCTGATAGACTAAATGCACACCCCTGTACCTATTGCCACTCAACTGATAATCATCAAGTCATTCTGGGTGCACCAGCTCTTGGGGACTCTGTTAGACTTGGGGTCCGTAGGACTGATGATGGGTTTAAAGAGGTTTTGAGTAAAGTCCATGAAAAAACATATAAATCTAACTTGAACGATAAGTTATCGCGATAGTTGATTTTTATTGAGAAGTATCATATAATGAATTATTGAGTAGGAGATTATATTATGGCTAAAGTAGTTCAGAAATTAGTAACGGTTGCCGGTATCATGAATAACGGTGAAACAAGCTGGAAACAGTGTGGAGTAGTTGTAGAAAAGAATGGCAAGCGTTTTATTTTGCTAGATCGTTCGTTTAACCCTGCTGGCATTCCTACTAGAGATGGTAGTGATTCTATTATGGTAAGTATGATTCCTTATACCTACCCCGATAAAAAGTCGGAGTCATCTAAGTATGATCCAGATTATGAATACGACTCTAACGACGCTCCATTTTAATCATGACACGAATTAATGTAGTAGCACCTCAAGAGTTAACCGATCAGCATTTAATGGCTGAATATCGTGAGCTTCCTATGGTAATGGGATCATTGCGTAGATCGTTAAAATCAAAGAACGGTCTTCCAGAATCAGGTAAAGAGTATACTCTGAACGCCGGTCATGTTAAGTTTTTCTATAATAAAGGAAAGTTTCTATATCATCGCTATCAGATTTTAATCGATGAATTAGTTGATAGAGGTTATAAGTTAGATCCTGAAAGAAAAGCAGATTTTCAAGTATTCATTGAGAATCAGTTATATCACGATTGGGAACCTAATGAAAAAGCTAAAGAAATCAATAGACAACGGATTGCCGAGCGGATTGCTCAGAAGCCAAGTTGGTATCGGTTTCGAGGTGTGAAAGTAGCATAAATATTAGCATGTTCTATGTATATGCATATTTGCGATCCGATCTAACTCCTTATTATATTGGTAAAGGTAAGGGAAAGAGAGCTTGGCAAAAACATACAATTAGTCCTCCTAAAGATAAGACTAAAATTATAATGGTAGAAACAGGATTAACTGATATTGGCGCTCTAGCAATCGAAAGAAGGTTAATCAGGTGGTATGGTAGGATTGATAATGGCACTGGTATTTTACGTAATATGACAGATGGTGGCGAGGGCTCGATAGGAAGAATTGTATCAGAATCGACTAAAATTAAAATGCGACAAAAGACTGTTAGTGCCGAAAGCAGAGAAAAAATTAGAAAAGCTAATACTGGTAAGAAGTGGTCTGAGAATTCTTTAGAAAAAAGATCTAAATCACGTAGTATAAAAGTAGAATGTGAAGGTATTATATTTACCTCAATGACAGATGCAGCAAAATATTTTAATGTTGATAAAGCATTAATAACGTATAGAATTAATAGTAAGTTAGATCGATATACAAGCTGGAAAAAATTAGATCAAGCTGAAACAGAATTGTTGTATAATCCTTCAAATTGAAGGCGCTGTGGACGAGGGTTCGATTCCCTCCGGGTCCATTAGGAAGTACATTACGTTACAGAGTATTAATCTCTGTCTGGCTTAAAGGGTCAACTAATGTACTTCCTAATGGGCCCGACCGGTTTCGACGCGGTGAGCTAGAAGAGACGGCAACAGAGTAGGCGATGACTCTAAATCAAGCAAAACGCTTAAATGCAAATGACGAAAGTTATTTAATGGCAGCTTAATCGCTGACCGGAGTTTTTCTAGTTGAACTTAGCAACAGAATCAACTAGATTTAGGATATATCCAGTATCTGGTTCCGTCAGGGTTAGTAGCCATTTTTCTACCAGTTATTGTTTGTGAAAGTTTAGTAGCCCCTTTTCGACCACTCTGTGCTGAGTGAGAGCTTTTTCTACCTTTCATAGGAGAAGGCTTCCCGGTTTTAGCGGCTGAAAGTTTTGCTTTTTGTTTTTCTGGCATTGATTTGCCTTTGTTATGAGCAGTACAGCCTTTCTTTCTACCAGGTTTGATGTTATAATAACGAGTACCATATTCCTCTTCACATATAAGAGATATTAGTTGATATTCTTTATTAATCGCTTCATCTTTAGTAGAATGTATGCTGAGAATACGCCGTTTGAAATGATGCGGCCTGTATCTAATCTCACCAGATAACCATCTAGAAGAAGATGTATATTCATCATCTATAGAGCCAGAGTGAGAACCGATATAAAACATCTTTCTTGATCTATCGTACCATAAATATACAAAATGTAGCATTTATTAACCTTATAAGTTATAATATTAATAATACTTATAAGAACGAACATTTTGATATGCATTAATAGCCTAATCGCTATCAGCAGTTACACATACATACACAACTAGAAAGGTATTAAAATGAATCAACCAATGTCTCCCTTCCAAATTCGTTTGGAACTCTTGAAAATGGCAAAAGAACTTCTTATGGAAGAGTATTTTGCAAAACGCGATCAAAGCATTAACACCTGGAATATTCAAGTTGAAGAAGCCAAAGTAAACGGCACTCCTTCACCAGCTCATCCAGAAGCACCTCAAATTCCCGACGAAGTAGAAATTATTAAACGAGCTACCGCTCTAAATGGTTTCGTATCACAAATTACAGTGGATACAAAAACTAAGAAGTAACACACAAACAGAAAGGACCTATATGTCAAAATATAGCACTTTATTATTCAGCATCATATTTTCAATCGTAGTCATATTTTCTGGCTATAATTTATCAACTAGTTATACATTACCAGTTAATGTTCAATACAAAGACTTAGCCAAACCTGTTCAAAAGCAAGTAAATTGTTTGGCAGAGAATATCTTATTTGAAGCTGGCCATGAAGGTAAAAGTGGTCAAATAGCCGTTGCTATGGTAACTCTAAATCGAGTAGTATCTGGCAACTATGGTGATGATATATGCGGAGTAGTTAAACAGAAAACAGCTGGAATCTGCCAGTTTTCATGGGTTTGCCAAAATCTAGATCAAAAAAGAATGGCACTTTTGAACGGAAAACTATATAATGAGATAAGACAGTTGGCAGTATATGTAGTCATGAATTATGATCAGATTCATGATGAAACAAAAGGCGCTACGTATTATCATGCTACTTATGTTTCACCAGGTTGGAATCTGCCAAAGACTACACAGATTGGGCAGCATATTTTTTACAGAAGTAACCGTGATGTAGTACAACAAAAGGAACTTAAATTATGAAAGATGTAACCGTTTATATTATTGCAGTAGCTATTGTTGCAATCTCAGCTATTATTGGAACTGTAGCTTACAATATTAATGATCGCAATCTGATGTCTAAAAATATGGATGCAGCAATTGCAAAAAGTCTTGATCCATTATCAGTTCGCTGCGCGTTTGCCGATAGCCGCGATATGATTTGTGTTGCTTATGGTGCAGGTAAGAAATAATATGTCAAGCGAAATGGTTTTTAAAAATCCCGAAAAGACTAAAAATCACAAACCAGCCATTGCAGCCGGTATTGTGGTAGGATATAATTTTCTAAAAGATAGAAATAAACCAACAGAATCAGAAACAAGCAGTACATCTTCTAGCACTTTATCTAAAGGTGGTAATATAGCAGGTAGATGTGCTATACTAGCTATATTGAGCCCGGTAATTGCTGCATGGATTGGAATATTTACTAATGCGCTAATTGGGTTTATTTCTATCCCGGTTATTTTAGTACTTTGTCTTATCGGTTTTATCTATGCATTAAATGTGAAGGATTAGTATGAAACCTCAAGCGTATATTGAAAGTTGGTCTGTAGCAGGTAACTGTCTGGTAGGAACTATTAAAGAGCATCCACGCCAGGAAGATTTTAAATCTACTATGCAAGTTACTAGCCCCTTAATTAGTATTGATTATAAAGCTGGTGTTGCAGAAACACAAAATACAAACTATATTTTAGGAGTATCATTAAGTGAAAGAATTATCAATGGAAGAGAATTTGTCTGATGGTTTTATCATCACTAAGCAGTTTAAAAATTCAACTGAGTTTTCACTATTCATTGAGGAAGAAGTAAATAAAAGAAACGTATCCTATATGGATTGCGTTTTAGATTATTGCAAAGAAAATGATATTGATCCCGAATCCTTGAAGTCTTTGATTAACCAGTCTTTGAAAGATAAGATTCGAGTTGAAGCTGAGGGTTTAAATATGATTAAGAAGCAGGGGAAATTAGTATTTTAAATATGAATCCAATTGATGCTTATAAGCGTTTACTAGCAGTACAGTTACACTTTAAGTCAGACAAATACGACATTGTACAAAGCAAAGGTCGAGTAAATGCCAATGAAAATTCATTTCAAAAAAGGAATGATAAGTTCATTATTTCTAGATTAGCCAGGCAATACTCTAGCCAAGAACTGACTGGCTTTTTTGTTGCTAATATAGTTAGTGGCGATCCACAGTGTGGCATTTATGGCAGTGATAGTCGTCAAAAATACATTGCATGGAAAGGGTTACAGGAAAGACTGGTATATCAATTAAATTCTGATATTACTAAGATATTAGATGCTGCAGAAGCTAAAGGTATATCAGATGTATTCTATTCTGATGGAGGTTTGCCTTTCATCGTTAAACTATACCTAGGTCAATTGATTTCTTTAGAGACTTTAGTTATAATTAACAAAATTAAGCCTTTTATAAATAACTATAAGGCTGCAGAAGAAAACGATCTACTCTGGCCTGATATAAAAAGATTGATTATTAAATATACCCCTTTTGTTAGGATTGCAAATGAGCGAGATCGAATCGCAAGCATTATTGATGAAAGACTCTGAAATAGAGCTTCTTCATACACAAGTAAGTAACTTACGAGCGGAAATGAGTATATTAAAGGAGACATTCGCTGAAATTCAAACCTTTATGATTAAGATGGCTGTTAATCAACGAGATTTAAGTAAAAGAGTTTCAAGCTGGCCTTATATCGAAGTTTAACTACTATAAATAGTATGAAGAAACAATATAATGAGTGGGATGTTGACGAAAGAATACATCCAGGTAAGTTTAAAGCAGCACTAAGAAGTAAAGAGCTGTCACAAAAGTACCGCATTCCAGTATATGAGTATGAAGCTTTACATAAAGCTAATTACGAGTACGATGAGCAACAACTACATGAAGTATCTTGGTTATGATAATATACAATCATATAATTAATACGTTTAATATAATTTAATATAAAGGAAATACAATATGGCGCAATCGCTATCTGAACTCCGCAAATCTCGCGGTAAGTTTGACAACCTCATGCAGGAAGTCGAAAAAATCTCCAACAATGGTAGTAACAATAATAACGAAGGCTTTTGGCAGCCAACCGTGGATAAAGCTAATAATGGCTCGGCTATTATCCGCTTTCTACCAGCTCCTAAAGGTGAGGAATTGCCTTGGGTACGAGTATGGTCACATGCATTTAAAGGACCTACTGGTAAGTGGTATATTCAAAATAGTTTAACAACTATTGGTCAAAATGACCCTATCGGTGAACATAATCAAAAGTTATGGAATACCGGTTTAGAGGCTGATAAACAAACAGTAAGAAATCAAAAGCGTAAGTTAACGTACTACGCTAATATTTTAGTAGTAGCTGATCCAGGTAATCCATCTAACGAAGGTAAAGTATTCCTTTACAAGTTCGGCACTAAGATTTTTGATAAGATTAAAGATGCAATGAACCCTGAGTTTGATGATGAAGTAGCGATCAATCCTTTTGACTTCTGGGAAGGTGCTAACTTCAAGTTAAAGATTCGTGAAGTAGAAGGCTATCGTAACTATGATAAGTCTGAATTTGCTAAGCCATCGGCTATTGCAGAAGATGATGATGATATTGATGCGATTTGGTCACAAGCTAAATCATTACAGGCATTCGTTGCACCTGATAAGTTTAAGAGCTATGAAGAGTTAACAAGGCTATTTCAAAGTGTAATGGGTAACACCACTACAACTAAAGCGAAGGCGCCTGTTGATGAAGAGGAAGATCTTGGAACTATTGAGTATGAGGCACCAGATGAAAAGCCAGTGGCTAAGAAAGCACCGGCTAAGAAATCTGAACCAGACTCAGATGCAGATTATTTTGCGAGTTTGGCCGACGACTAATTGCCCTAGAGGCCTTAGTAGTGAAAAGAGGATCTTCGGATCCTCTTTTTTATCGGGTGAAAGTTCTACTCTGCATTTTCTCTAATGCAGATTCATTTGGACGTACATTACCTTTAATAGGCATGACGATGGATTGTTGAGCTGCTGGCGCTGGAGCAGCCGGAGCCTGTACGATAATAGGAGCTTGTTGTTTGCTTGCAGCTAACTTAGATAATTCAGCTTCATCTTTCTTTAGAGCTTCTGGAGCTGCATTAATTAAAGTGGCTTTTTTAGTAACTGGAACACCACCTTCTTTTTCAGCAAAATAAGCAGACTCTTTAGCAATTCTTTCTGATTGGGCTTGTCTAGACATATTACCTAAAAATGCAGCTGATCCAACTTTTTCAATTCCTCGAGCAGCCCCAGATTGAGCTTTTTCCCACCAACTCATCTTTTGCCAGTTAGCATCATCGGCTTTTTCGTCTATTTGGATGTCTTGACCTTCAGCAGTCTTTCCAACACCCAACTTACCTAACCCATAATCAGCTGCGGCTCCTACACCAACCATAGCGGCCGCTGGAGCTGCCCATGATAATGCTGTTCCGCCGATTGCTGCTGCTTTTCCTAATGCTCCTTTACCCATAGCACCAAGACCGGCAACGTCACCAAGACCTAAACCACTCTCAGTTGCAGGAGCTGCCGGTTGCCCTCCAATATCAGCCATTACAGCCGCTTTTTGAACACCAGATGATATAAAACGACCTCGTTCATCTCTAGGAGGAAGAGCTCTTGCTTTAGAAGGCTTTTCTACATCTAATGATTTTGCAATAACACGATCAACGGTTAGGGTTGTAATTTTTAATGGCTCAGCGGATGGCATTGCTTTACGAGATACTTGACCACTACCCTCTACTACAGGTGTTGGTTTAGCAGACACTGCTGGAGTAGTCGATGGTTTTGGAACAATTGATTGTGAGAATCTATCATCCGCCTGCCACTTAGGAGATCTAAATGGTTGACTTTCATCTTGATCTTCATCTGCAAACGCACCAACAAAGCTTCTACGTCTGCCATATCCGCTATATGTTGGTCTGCTTCTAGATGGAGGGCGAGAGGGGGCTTTCAGCTCTTCCAGTTGGCCTTCTAAATTAGCCATTTCTACAGCTGATGGCTCTGGTTTATTAAATGTTTTGCCTAAAATAGATTCTTTTTCAAACGCATTTTCTAAGTTAAAAAAACTTTTAACTGAGAAGTCTTTCATTCCAAACTTATCAGCAATAGCTTGACTAAACTTACCAGTTTTAGTTTGAATTGGTTTTTCTGTCTGTTCTAGAATATTTTGAGCTTGAGTTTGAAGGAATGTTCGACTAGATTTAGATCCTTCTGTAACTGAGATCTTACCCATTAGCTTAGATACTTCTTGACGATATTTCTCTAAGTTTTCCCCGTTATCTTTACGCATATCTATTAATAGATTCTTTAACGTAGTAAACGATTCTAATTGAGCTGATGATGCCCCTCGCAAACCAGCACCAGATTCATCTTTAACATCTTCAGTAAACTGTGTAAAAATACTATCCATGCGTTGAAACATAGCAGTATCTTGAACACCTTTAAGTTCAGCCTGACGATTAAGAACTCTTCCTATATCTTGTAGGCGCTCACCGACCATAGATGATCGAGGTTTATTTTCATCTCTTGATGGGTCATTATTAAAATCTGGGAACAATTTAGCCATGGTTATTTCGTGTGGTTGTTATATTCAGCATCTGCTACAATCATCTTTTCTTTGCCTCGTGTCCAAGCTGCAACACCTAAAATAGCACCCATAGACATGTGAAACATACCAGCGCCTTGTAGCGTTAGTGGATTCCACATAGTTAACGGTTGCTTTAGCATAGCTTGAATAATAGCCCATAAAATTGGACCAATTACAAAATCAAATAAACAGATAAACAGGTAGACGAACGCAGCCGATGGTCGCCAGTTTTTAGCAATCCATGTTTCGTTCTGCAATTCTAACTGTATCTTCTTATTAATCATTGCGTATCAGCTTGTTGTTTCTTTTCTTTATTATGTTGTAATAATAGTGAGGTATAAATCTCCCTCTCCCACGGTAACATATTTTCTAACTCTGTTAAACTATAATGATATGTATGTAAAAATATAAAATTAAGCTTATAATAATTTAACAGATCTTCGTGTGAGAGGGCTATCCGAAAAAATCGGCTATACCTTCCACTGAAATATTATTATGATGGCTGCACTTCTTACAATCAAATTCAATAGTAGTATTCAAATAAGGAGCTGTGTTAAAAAACTGCTCTAACTTATCATACTGCTCTTGATTTAACTTTTCAATCCATTCTACTCGCTCTTGTACAGAAGAATCTGATGATTTGTATACTTCCTCATCATCGTAAATCGTTTCAATACAAGATGCAATAATATTAGAAATAGTCTCAATATTATAATTTACTCTTAAATCCGATAACTCATCCATCGTAGGATATCTCATGGTAATACCAATAGTATCTGTTAACTGGATATTCTTACTATGCTTCTCATTTCTAATAACTTCTAAATTATCAATATTCATTGAATAATCATTAGGTTCATTGCATTCTGAACACTTAATCGATAATTCAATCTCTTCTCCGACTGACTTAGATCTAATCTTCATGAATAGATAGTCAGAATCAAAGGCTGCCAGAGTTTCTACATTAAGCTTATTAAAGGTGCATGAATCTACAATCTCTTTAATAGCTCGGTTAATCTCCTGTCTATCATCTGAGTCTAGAGCAATTAATAAAATCTTTTGCTCTTTAACTAAGAATGGTCTAAACTTAATCTTCTTTTGCGTCGATGGAACTATCACATCATACACCGGCGTTTCAATTACTGGTAAACCCATAATTACTCCATATTAAAATATTATCCCAATTGGGAATTGATTCTATCTTGTTCCTGCTGTGAAGGTGCAAATAAACCTTTTACTCCATCTTCAATAGCTGCATAGATGTTAGTAATAGGATCATAAATTGTACTTGGACGTTTAGCCGAAGTATTAAATACTTCTCTTTCCCATTTACGATATCCAAAAGTCACCGTCATTCTATGATATTCGTCAGTAGCTGAGTTTAAATCTAATGCACCGATAGAAATAGGGAATGCATCTATGAGAGTATTTTGATATACAATCTGACTCATATTATCAAGCTGACGAATCTTAATACCTTGTGAAACATAACGATTTTGATACGCTACGTTATAGTTAGTATTACTGACTGTGCTAAAAATCCAATCTTCAAAGAACGTTTTAATTTTTAATTGACGATCTAACAAAAAAGTAATGTTCATAGCTTCACCGTAATCGATACCATACACTCTTTGATATGCCGGACCATATACCTTTAATCGGTTAGTTTTAACGGCTAGACTTGGAAGCTCGGCTATTTCAGCAAATAATGATACTAATTGTAGATTAGTACTGCTGACTGATAAACTTGGAGGTGGTAGCACCAGAACTTCATATTTTGAAGACTTTGCAAGCCCCTCTGATCTGGCACGGGATAAAAAGTTTTTAAGTTCTAATGGCATGTTATTTCGATATAATAGACATTGAATCAGCCCAAACAGTATTCTTACCAGCTTTAACAAAGCGATCGGATGGCAACATAACACTAGTTTGCCAGTCTCTTGGATCGATCTTTAAAAATCTAGAATTAACGTGGCTAAGTAAATAAGACTTAATACAAGGTTTAAACTCTTTAAATTTAGACGATGCATTTAATAATTGGTAGCTTAAAGCTAATTTTGTATTAGCGTTTAGTTTCTCATCAGTAGAGAATTCCATGAGCTTTTCAAGTAATTTAAAACGAGCACCATATGGAAGATAGTGTAGGTTAATTCCAATAAATCCACCTTTAAATGTAGAGAATGGAAATACTAAGGGAAATGTATCGTAGTATGGAAGGATATCTTTTAGCTTTGGATCATAATTATATAGATACATTGAACCGGGAGATAACCTAGTTACAAACTTTTGATCTTGAGCGTTTAATAGATTTTCAGGTTTAAGTGAATCACCCCCAAGATCTTTAATCTTGCTTTGATACCACGAAAACGCGTTATATGCTTTTCCAGCCAGATCTTTAGCATTTCTGATCTGTCCAAACGGGTTTATTATCTTGGTTGCCATCTTATATTTATAATCAGACTTTTAGTTCGTTTTCAGTCAAAATAAGGAATTTCCATCCATTATCTGCACAAACCTCAGCAGCAACAGCCCATTTAGCTTGATTAACAGCCCATTGGATGCATTCGTTGATATACGCTTTAGTCTTCGTTTTCTGAGGAACTGGTTCCATCGTGAATTTCTTAGGTTTAATTTCAACCATGTATTTCTGCAAAGATCCATCGGGCATTCGAGCTTCTACGTGACCATCTAGGAAATATCGATGATACTTACCATCAATTGGACTTATATATTTTAATACAATTTCTTCGGAAGACCAATAGATAATATTAGAGTTTACATCACAATAGTTAAAAAACTTGAGTTCCCAACTAGAACGATAAAAAACCGTGTTAACATCTCCCTTGTATTTCTCGGGATTTTTAACCTGGTATCTTCCTTTTAGAGCGTTTGTGCCGTAAGCCATGTATAAATATATAATAATCTAACTATATATTTATAAGAAAAATGGCAATATTCACCGATCCACTAGGTAATGTAATAGGCGGCAATGACGATATTGTTACAACATCGAATGACGATGTAAGTCCAATTTATCGCAGAAATACTACTTTTCCAACAGCTGGTGCAATGGGGTATTCTGTATCTAATTTAACCTACCCTGAAAAAGTAGGAAGCTCTCAAGATCTACAACATTACGTTTCCTTCTATGTAAACGTTCGTTCTTCTTCTAAATTTGATAAAAATAATCGTATTGGCTATGTAGATACAGCAGCTGATAAAAACGATATTCAAAATAGATCAGATATCGGAAAAGCAGGTGTTGGAGCAAAAGCTGTTCAAGGTGCTATCGGTGGTGCTATTATGGGCGCTGCTGCATGGGAAATTGCAAAAAAAGTTAGCACAGGTATTGGTGCCACTAAAGGAATGTCTAATCGAGTAGCCGCTGTAGCTGGAACAGGTGCCGGTCTTGCAACTGCATATGCTATTGCATCTGATACTATTTTTAAAGCTGAAAAGACACAAAGACTATCAGATGTTATTACTCTAGCTATTCAAGAAAGCCCATCAGTTAGTTATGGCGTTCAATGGGAAATTGGTGAACTAGGTACCTTAGGTGCTATGGCTGGGGGCAATACAGCTGCAGCTGAAAGCACAGCAACTACAGCTAATATGGCGTCAGATATTGCTCGTCGTATTACTGAATCTACTATTTCACTTCCTGGTATTTTAGGTTCTACTAATAGGCTTCAAGATTTTATTCAAGCTAAGACAAAACGCGTGGCTAATCCACAGCGTGAACAGTTATTTAAAGCTGTTGGTTTTAGGCAGTTTACTTTTACATATAAGTTTATGCCAGGCTCATCAAAAGAGACTGGGAATGTAAAAGATATCATTAATAAGTTTAAATTCCACATGCACCCAGAATTATCTGACTCCGGAATCTATTATATATATCCATCTGAGTTCGACATTCAGTATTATTATCGTGGAAAAGAAAACGAATATTTTCACAAGATTTCTACCTGCGCTCTAACCGATATGTCTGTTCAATACGGTGGAGGTGAATTCTCATCGTTTGATGATGGTGCTCCAACAGAAATTACTATGATGCTTAAGTTCACCGAGCTTGAGACATTGACCAAAGAACGTATTACTGCAGGATATTAATTATGTATTTTTCTAAGTTTAATAAACTACAATATACTCTAGATAATGGTAAATCGTATCAGATTGTTACTGATATTCTAACTCGAGTTGCATTTCGAGACAATATTGTTAATAATATTGCTTTATACGATGAGTATGATGTTCAAGATGGACAAACACCAGAAATTCTGGCCGCTCAATACTACGGTAACAGTACCTATCACTGGATTATTTTATTAACTAATCAAATTATTGATCCGGTATTAGATTGGCCAATGTCACAAATGCAACTGGCTGACTACTGTAGTTCGAAGTATACTAATATCTACGGCATTCATCACTATGAAGATTCCGATGGTATTGTAGTTAATGTAGATACTCCATTTGCAACTCCGGTTTCTAATTATGATTATGAAAGTACTGAAAATGAAAAGAAGCGTCGTATTAAATTAATTAAAAAAGCTATTATCGCCGAAGTTGTGTCTGAATTTAGTAAACTCATTAAACAATAATGGAAGAAACTCAAATCGACGCTGGCATGCAAAAAGCTGGCGATATTAAAATATATGAAATCTTTATTATTGATAAAGATGGCAACGAAATAGATATTCAAGCTATGATGGTTGAGTTGAATATCTTTGAAGATATCTTTTCAAACGGCTTATATGGCAACATCGTTATATCCGATGGTCAAAACTTAATTCAAAAACTTCCTATTATTGGTGAAGAGTATATTCGAGTTAAGTGTGGAACCAATACATTTGAAGAAAATGATATTTTCCATAAAACCTATAAAGTCTATTCTATTACTGATCGTTCAATTGTTAAAGACGATCGCATGCAATCATATATTCTTCACTTCTGTTCGCCAGAATTAATGGTAGATGCTTTAGTTCGCGTTCCAGAAACATATGAAGGCCGTGTTGATAATATTGTGGAAGAAATCTACCGCAAATATCTATTAATGCCCCGTAATCTCTGGGGTAATGCCGATGGCCAACAAGCCCATGATTCAGAAGATTCTACCGATCTATTAATCATCGGTGAAACTAAAAATAGTATTAAATTCACATCTCCAATGTGGAGCCCATTTAAATGCTTAAACTGGCTGGCATCTAAGTCGATTCCTTCGGATATGATAGGTTCAAACTATCTGCTATTTGAAACTAATAAGCAATTTGTATTTGCATCAGTTGAAAAACTAATTGAATCTCAAATCAACCGCAATACCGTGTTTGAGCACTATATCTTTAGACCAAACAACGTTAAGCAAAGCGGCCGCAATTCTAAGTATGCTTATACTAAAACTAACATCCCTGAAACTTATCGAGTAGTTGAATCATATAATGTAGAAAATAACTTTAACACATTAGACAATATACAGAACGGATACTATGCTAGTAAGCTTTACCATTTTGATGTCATATCTAAAGACTATACTACTAATGACTTTGACTATGTTGCTGCTTTTGAAGATTACAAACACTTAGAGACAATTGAAGGTGGAACCGGTGGGCCATTTTTCACTAAAACTGCTCTTCGAAACGTAGATAATTATCCTATCTTTTATCCAAAGCATCCTGGGTTATATACGGATTTCAAAGATAATGCCAACGAAATTGTAGGTCAAACAATACAAAATAGAATTTCTTTATTAAATGACTTAAACAATTATAAGATCAATATGACAGTTCCAGGTAGAACAGATATTGAAGTTGGAAACATTATTATATTTGATTTTCCTAATATCAGTCCAAAAGATGCTGATACGACTGAGGATGAAGCCATCGATAAGTATACGTCTGGTCTATATTTAATTACAGCCATTCGTCACAAAATCACCTTTGCAAAGCATATGATGATAATGGAAGTCATAAAAGACTCAACTAAGAATAACTTTGAAAATGCAAGTGAATAATTTATTTGGTAACTTTATCTGGGCCATGGGAATGGTCGAAAATCGCAATGATCCAAAGAAAATGGGTCGCTGTCAAGTTCGCCTGGTTGGATATCATACTGATGATAAAACTATTCTTCCAACAGAACAGCTACCATGGGCTCTTCCAATTCAACCAATTACTTCTGCTGCTATTTCTGGAGTAGGAAGCTCACCATTAGGTCCAATTGAAGGTACCTGGGTTGTCGGTTGGTTTTTAGACGGTGAAGATATGCAGCAGTTTGCATTCTTTGGAACCATTGGTGGTGTGGCTGGTGAAAACAAAACATTCAAAGCGGTTAAGCAATCAAAAGAAGGTCAACCAATTATTAATCTAAATACTGGTGTTAAAGAAGATGCTAAAGGCAACCCAGTTAAAGATTCTAAAGGAAATGAGGTTAAAGTGGCAACTCCAAATGTAAGTGGATGGACTCTAGGTCAAACATCTGAAAAATATGAATCTGGGGGTAAAGGTCCTGGAGTTATTAATGCATATCAAAACTCTGGTGATTATGGAGGTGCGTCATATGGTACCTATCAATTTGCATCGTTCCTCCCTGAAGCAATGCCATCAGGTAAAAAGAGAACTGGTGCTAAAAACTCTCCTTTAATTCAGTATTTGAATACATCTAAGTTTAAAGAAAAGTTTGTCGGTCTAACTCCTGCAACTTCTGAATTTGATACTGTTTGGAAATCTATTGCAGCTTCTAATGCAGCTGAATTTAAAGAAGAGCAACACCAGTATATTAAAGCAAAATATTATGATGTTATGATGTCTTCACTCAAGAAGAATGGCTTTGATTTGTATAAGTTTGGACCAGCCGTTCATGATCTAGTGTGGTCGACTGCTGTTCAATACGGACCAGGTAAGTTATCGCTATTTACTGTTCCTTTAAGAGCTAAATCAGAATTCACTGATACTGATATTGTAAATTTAGTATCTCAATATAAGATTGATACGGTAGATTCTAACTTTCCATCAAGCTCGGCTGCAATTCGCACCGGTGTTAAGTCACGCTATGTGTCTGAAAAAGCTGCTCTTTTAGCTCTAATTAAATAATGATAGATCAAATTATTAAGCAGTCTCTACTCTCGGATATTATTCCGAGTTTAGATAAAAATTCTGCTACTGCCGTTCGCAATAATATAGACTCGATTGTAGCAAAATCTTCAAGCTCTATTACAACATCTGTTGATACTCATGTTAACTCTGAGTTAGTAAATTCGGCTACTAATTTAATTGGGTCTAACAACCCATTGAATATTGTTACGTCTAATATTTCTCCAGATACCCTTGCATCTACATTAGATACCTCAGTTAAGACTACTTTAACTGATTCTACCTCTGCTGAGCTACTAGATAATATCTATGGTTCTATTGTTAATACTCTTGGACCTTCAGCTTCTTCTGGGATATCAGTTGCCTCATTAAAAGAACGAATTGGCGAACAATTAGATTCTATATCTATAGCTAGTCTTGAAAAGTCTTTAGAAGAAAAAGCTAACTCATTATATACATCAGCTTCTAATGCTGTTAGTTCTACTATTGATTTTATTGGAAGTTCATTTGATCTAACTGCTGTTGAAAAACAATTTAATAGTAAGATTTCAACTCGCGCTCAAGAAAGAGCCAAGCGCTTTGATACAGCCAATTCTGATAATAATACTCGTGTTGGAAAAACATCTAAAGGGTTTGTGGATCCAACTGGATCGTATCCAACAGATGAATACAAGGGTGCTGCTGATACTAATAAGCTAGCCAAAGGCGACATTAAAGGTACTGTAGTTCAGCAAAAGAATGATGAACGACTAACTGGAGTAAAAGGTCCATTTGGAACTGCCTGGGAACAACCACCATCAGCATTCAAAGGTGAATATCCTTATAATAAAGTAATCCAGACAGAATCCGGTCACATTATCGAAATCGATGATACCCCTGGTTCTGAACGCTTCCATATCTATCACAAGTCTGGTACGTTTGTTGAGATTGATACTCATGGAACTATGGTTGCAAGATCTAAAGGTTCAGATTATAAGATCGTTGATAAAAACGGCTATATCTCAATCGGTGGAAAAGCTAATGTATCCGTAACTGGTACTTGTAATGTGTTTATTGGAGGAGACGCCAATATTGAGGTTAATGGAGATGTTAATTTAGAGTCCCATAACGATATCGTAGCTAAAGCAACAGGACGTTTTCAGATATCAGCTGGTGAAGCTATTGATCTTCGTGCACCTAAAATTTACGTAGAAGCTGATGAAGAGCTTCATATGACAGCTGAAACTAAAATTAACGTCCAGTCTACTGCTGTAAATGTTAAGGCTGAAACTGATATGAGTCTATATTCAGTTGGAACCGCTAATATTAAAGCCGATGGTGATTTAGCTATTGGAGCTGCTAACATCAATCAAAAATCTGAAGGATATATTCGATCTGAAGCAGCTGCTAATATTGAACAGAAGTCTGGAGCTGCTGTTAATATTCAATCAGGTGCTGCAACCTCTATTAAAGCGGCAGGTAACTTTAACGTAGATTATGCTGAAGGTCACTTTGCCGATGGATCTAGTACATCGGCGCAATCGGCAACTGAACCATCAAACGCAGAGGCAGCTGACTACGGTGAAGGTGGTCTTCCATCGACCGAACGTATATCTGTATCCGAAATTGAAATAGCCGAAATCTCACCTCCTGTAGTAGCGGACAAATATGCTATTAATTCAGAATCACCTATTTCAGAAAAGAGTTACAGCCAACATAGAGAAACATTGATTCGTGATGGTATTGTAACATCAGCTAATTTAGATAAAGTGGCATACGCTAAAGAATCAGATAGCTCAGGATCAGCTGGCGTTCCTTCAATTATTGAAGCATCTACTACTTTAAAAAGCGCAACTACTCTTCCAGAAAGCTATCAGTTATCTCCTAACTTTACATTAGGTATGCTGACTACAAAATGTGTATTAACGCAACATAAATTAACAGCAATGCCAAAGATTAATCAATCTTATGGTGATATAGCATATAACCTACAACAAGTGGCATTAAATATTTTGGAATCTACCTATAACGTATATCCAGATATGGTAATATTATCGGGATTTAGAAACGAAGATTCTTATAATAGTATTAATGAACATACTAGAGGTTTAGCTGTTGACTTGCAGTTCAAAAACGCGTCATATAATGACTATTATGAAATAGCCACTAAACTAAAAGATATCTTATTATTCGATGAATTAATTCTAGAATATAACGTGTATTCTAGCAAACCATATATCCATATTAGCTTTGGAAAGATTAATAGCCAAAAGACAATGACATATTGGAATAATAAGCTTTATCAAACCGGCTTACATAACCTAGCGTAAAACGCAGGAAAAGGCAATTAAAATATTTTCCAGAAACCCGATCTTTTTAATTGCCTATGTTTTCAGAACTCATTATAATGAATTATCGTTTAGAAGAAGAATAGTTACAAAATCTAGTCTAGCGAAGCTTCTGAACGTAGTGAAGAATCAGAAGTTCTAAAATCAGTTGTGTTCCAGTTACCTTTGCCATGATTACAATCGCTGCAAAGTACCTGAAGATTATCTGGGTCTAATGCTAAATGTGGATGTGTTTTTCTAGGCTTAATATGATCGACATTAAGTACTGCTCCTGTTTCAGGTGATGCTCCACAACATTGACATTTTCTACCATGCTTTAGTAATATTTGAAGTCTCAGCTTTCTCCATTCATAAGAGCCAAGAAATTCTTTATCTGTTGCATAAGACTTAATCTGCTTTTTAATTTTAGTTTCTTCTGACTTTGAAATATTAGCAGATTTCTTACGTTTACTCTTACCACCTGGAGGTATCTCACGTTCAATAATCATCCAGTGTCGTCTGATCCATGATTCTCTAGTGTAATTATGTTCTGGTCGAGGATATCCTGCTTTCGCTAAAGCTGCTAAGGTATAATCTATAATGTCCAATCCTTTGGTTCTTTTATAGCCTAGAATATGCTTACCAAAGCGCTCCATAACAAAGGTGTATTGTCTAATTTTAGATTTTGACATATATTTAAATAATATTTAGTAGTAAATACACCATTTTAACATAAATCCGGATATTTATCCATTAACATATAAATATAATCTATAATGGCATTTACACCAGTTGGTCCTCTATTAGATACGGTTACTGAAAACTTTGCGTTTTCTCATGTAATATCGTATACCGGAGTAGATTCGTTGGGTACTCCAGTGAGTTATAATGTAACATTAACGGCTAATGAGCCAAACCCTAATACTATCATTATAAATGCAAACGCAATTTCTGGATATTATTATGGGCAATTTCCAGCTACTATTCAATATTTGACCACGGATAATCAGTATGTTATAGTAAATTCATTTAATCAGATTGACGTATCTAAATTAAGAGAAGTTATCTATTATAAAGCATCGATGGTAACCTCAAAGACGTATAACTATACTGCAGTTGCAACATACACTGATCCAACTACATTAGTTACCGATACACAAACTCAAGTTTATCAGATTGTTTTGATGAACGATTGGAGTTCAGGTATTACCTCATTAAAATCTTACGTAGGATTGACAGTATAATGCCAGCAGTCTGTAGAATTGGAGATGTATCAGCCGGTCACGGTTGTTTTCCGCCGACAAATCTCACTCAAACATTTGCTACAAAAACGTATTTTAACGGAAAATTGGTAGCAGTAGTAGATCCATCTACGCAATTTGCCCCACATACTTGTGGAAGAAACACTCATGCTGGAATAACTCGAGCTATTTCGGCTGGATCCTCAAAGACGTATATTGAAGGAAAACCGGTGGCGCGAATCGGTGATAATATAGCCTGTGGTGATGCATGCGCTGAAGGTTCTCCAAATACCTTCTTCGATTAACCATTATAAATATATAAATGTCAATTACAATTAACCGCAAAGTACGGGCTTTTAAGGATATTGGGTTAGATTTTCTACCTCATCCGGCAACTGGAGATATCGTTAAAGTTACCGATGATAATGCTATTCAGCAGAGTTTGCGTAGTTTAATTATGACTAAGAACTACGAACGCCCATTTCATCCAGAAATCGGCTGCCAGGTGAATAATTTGATGTTTGAGAACCTAGATTTTGTTACATCAAACATCATTAAAAGAACTATCTCAGATACTATCGATAATTTTGAGCCAAGAGTAAAAGTTATCGATATTGAAGTTATTCCCTTACAATCGAATAACGCTATCAGAATTAATATTGAATATACTATTGTGAATACCAACGTTCAAGAGACGTTTACAACCATTTTACAAAGACTACGATAAATGTCAGATCTTCGCATAGCAGAACTTGATTTCGATCAAATTAAAGCTAACCTCAAAGCATATTTAGCCGCAAAGCCAGAGTTTACTGATTATAACTTTGAAGGATCTGGACTTTCGCAATTACTAGACGTTCTAGCATATAATACTCACTATGATGCGTATTTAGCTAATATGCTTCATAACGAAGCTTTCCTAGATTCTGCTATTAAGAGATCGTCTGTTGTATCTAAAGCCAAGCATTTATCATATACACCACGTTCGGCTCGTTCAGCAACAGCCATTGTTGATATTATAGTTAACAGCCCAACAGGCAACCCTAACTTTTTAACGTTAGATCGCTATACTCAATTTAATACTAGCATTAATGGTGCATCATATACTTTTGTAAATCCAGCTTCAATTACTATATCTCCAATTTCTGGTGTTTATACATTTAACGCTGTTGAATTAAAAGAAGGTAAGCCATACAATTTATCATTTACCGTGGTTAATCCAGGACCTGATGAAAAGTATGAATTGGCTAATGATAACATCGATACGTCAACTATGTTTGTATCTGTTCAAACTAGCACATCAAATAATACTAGAACTATCTTTACTCGAGTAGACGATATTACTAAGGTAAATAGCTTATCAAACGTATACTATCTCGATGAAAACTATCGTGGAAAATATGAGATCTATTTCGGTGATGGTGTTCTTGGAAAGCTCCTAACAGCTGGTAATATTGTTAGTGTAGATTATTTAATTACTAATGCTGATAGTGCAAACGTATCTTCTACTTTAAATCAAACATTTACATTATCTGGAACTATTTCAGGTAATAGTAACGTATCTATATCAGTTCTTCAAAATAGTACTGGTGGTGCTCAAAAAGAGGCTATTAACTCTATTAAGTTTAATGCACCTCGTAACTATATCGCTCAATCAAGAGCGGTTACTGCAGAAGATTATCTATCATCTATTGAAGCTAATATTGGAAACGTAGAATCAGTTGCCGTTTGGGGTGGAGAAGAAAATGATCCACCGGTATATGGTAAGGTATTTGTATCATTAAAGCCTTATTCTGGTTACGTTATTTCAAACTCAACTAAAGCTGCTATTAAGAATAACGTTCTTAAAGCTCGTAATATTGTATCAATTACCCCAGAATTCGTTGACCCATTATATACATGGATTAATCTAAATGTGGATGTTAGATACAAGTATCTTCAAACTACTAAGAGTGCTAGTCAAATTACTCAGTTGGTTCAAGATACTATTACAAACTACTTTACAACCAATCTTCAAAAGTTTAACGCTGACTTTATTTTATCTAAACTATCAGGGTTGATCGATAGTGCCGATAGTTCAATTGTTGGTAATAATATTGTAGTTAAGGTTCAAAAGAGAATAGAACCTATTTTAAATACACAACAATCATATACATTATCTTTTGGAACTAGACTTCACCCAAATGAAATTAACTCCACGCGTTTTTACGTAGATGTTAATGGTATATTGACACCGGCAAGATTAAAAGATCTTCAATCTGTAACACCACAAAATTACGAAGGTACTGGTATTATTCAAGTATACAATGCTGATACTGGAGCTATTATTAATAATTTAATTGGTACTGTTGATTATCCTAATGGTACTATGGTAATTGAGAATTTAAATGTAGCTGGATTTTACAGCGATCAACTAGATATTAGAATTTCAGCTGACGTTCAAGAGAAATCTTCTGATATTAACGTAGTTAGAAATAACATTTTAGTAGTTGATGATAGCTCATTAGATAAATTGGCTAACCGTGATGCCGGGATCACTATTAACATTATTTCTGAATCCTAATGGCAATTGATTCTCAAAAAATTGCATCGTTAGTTAAAGAGCAACTCCCTGAGTTTGTTCGAGCTGATTATGAGACGTTTGTTGCGTTTATTGAAGCGTACTTTGAGTTTGTAGAACAAGATCAAGGTGCTCGTGATGCCATTCGTAATGCGCGCAAATACGAAGATATCGATGGAACTATCGATGCTTTTATTGGACAGTTTAAAGCAGAGTTTGGTAAGGATATCCCTGAGTTTATCCTAGCTGATAAGAGAAATCTCTATAAGAATATTAAAGACTTCTACCAATCAAAAGGTTCTGAGAAGTCATATGAATTACTATTCCGTTTATTATATAACGAGAATATTAGCTTTTTCTATCCATCTACTATTTTATTAAGACCATCAGATGGTAAGTGGACTAACGATAAAACTATCCGAGTATCTAGTCTACAGGGCGATGCGTTTAAATTTGTATCTACTAAGATTGTTGGTCAAACATCAGGCGCCACAGCCGTTGTTGAGAACGTATTATTTTTCCAAGATGGTCCAAACGAAGTATACGAGCTATTTTTAAACGTCGATAGCCTGGTTGGATCATTTCAAGCTGGTGAAGAAGTATGGACCACGATTGGTCTAGTTACTTTAAAAGCACAAATTGGATATAGTTTTGTTGGAGCTTTAGTTAATAATCCAGGTACTGGTTATAGTATTGGGGATGTTTTAACCGTTAGTGGTGGTTCTGGCGTTAATGCATCATTAAAAGTTAGTAATGTTTTCGATGATGGTGGTATTAAGTCTGTTCAGGTATCTAACTTTGGATCTGGATATAATACAGCCCCATCTATTTCAGCGACCTCTAAAGGTGATGGAAATGCTACTTTAACAGCATATTCTGGTGCTCTTTGTGAATACGAAGGCTATTATATTGGGGTTGATGGTCAGTTATCTGAAAACATCAAGCTACAAGATTCAAAGTATTATCAAGCATTCTCATATGTAGTTCGTGTTGGTCAGTCTATTAATTTATGGCGTGATGTAGTTAAAACAGTATTGCATCCGGCCGGTCTAGCACTATTCGGTGAAGTCTCAGTTACTACATCGGCAAGAGCTCGTTTATATAACGGCGGAGCGGCTGCTGAAATTGAGTGGTATCGTATTTTAAGAATTTTAGTTAATGCTGAAATTAAATCTACTCATTTTGAACCAACTATATATATTACTACACGTCCTAATGAGGATGGAACGTATCCTGGTTCACCTGTATTAGCTGCCGGAGTTCAAGTTAATTACGATGCTGTTATTATTATACCGAATCAGACTCTTGAGACATTACTCAATGTTCATCATCTAAATCTGGCTCATGGTTTACAGTTATTCTTTGAATTTGATGTTCAAACAAATAGAGCACAAATTGTTGGAACAGGTTCAACAATTGATATCGCAGTACAATCGGTTCCAGGTTATGGTTTTGGAACCAACTATGCTACAGTAGATAGATTTAAGTTTAGATTTGCCCCATATGAAGCTGGAATTCAGCAGTTTTGGGGTCCAACTGATGCCAATCCAGATTTAGGAATGACTACAGTTAAAGATATTGGTGATATGATTATTGGTGATTTCATTAATAATCCAAAGAAAAAGCATAATATCTGCCCAGATCCGTATATAGTTATCACAACACTATAACGAAACTATTATAAATATATAAAGATTAATTAGGAGAATTAAAATTAGCGCGATCGTCACAACCAAATTTAGAATTCATAATTCACAGCAATTTCTAGAGGCATTCTCAGAAGCTGCTACCACGAATATGTATATGTTTATTGGTCGTCCACAATCTTGGACAACTGATACTTCTCCTCCAACTCCTATTGACGATGTTCAGTCAGAGTTTGACTATTGGAAAGATATGCTTGCGCTCAAACGCGTACAGTCTTCTGATGTTAAAGCAGCCACTGTTCGTAGAAACTGGACTTCTGGTGTTGTTTACGATAGTTATCAACATAACTATTCAACGTCAAATCCTGCACAATCAGGCGCAACTACTTTGGCTGATGCAACTTACTTTGTAATGACTACCGATTACAATGTATATAAGTGTTTGTTTAACAATGCAAACGTTGCTTCTACAGTAATGCCAACAGGAACTTCTACATCTATCATCACAACAGCTGATGGTTATAAGTGGAAATACATGTTGACATTGAGTCCTGGTGACGCAACTAAGTTTGTAACTACTGACTTTATTCCTGTTGCTACTGATTCTACCGTTCAAGCCGCTGCTGTTGATGGTGCCCTACATATTGCAAAAGTAACTAATAGTGGTTCTGGTTATACAACAGCTACAGCCGTAGTTAATGGTGATGGTACTGGCGCTACTGCAACTGTTGTAGTTTCAGCTGGTCAAGTAACCGCTGTTAACTTTACATCAGCTGGATCTGGTTATACATATGCCACTATTACTATTTCTGGTGATGGTACAAATGCAACTGCTCTTCCAATTATCGAACCAAAAGGCGGTCATGGTTTTGATGCTATTGAAGAACTCAGTGCATTTTATACTATTTTAAATACTCGCCTTGAGTATGCCGATGGTTCTGGTGACTTTGTAGTTTCTAATGATTATCGTCGTATTGGTCTAATCAAAGACCCGTATAACTATGGTACAACTACTGTTGCTACCTCTTCTACATTATCTGCCGCTAAAACTATTACTTTAGATGTTGGTGTTACAGGTACATTCTCTGTTGATGAAGTTATCACTGGTGGAACATCTGGAGCAACCGGTAAAGTAATTGACTATGATTCAACTGCTCGCGTTCTTAAGTATTATAAAACTTCAGCTGAAAACTTTATTGCTTTCGAAGTAGCCGAGACAGTCACTGGTGGAACATCCGGTGCCGTTGGAACATCCGGTGCCGTTGGTAACCCAGAAGTACAACCATACTCTGGTGATGTAATCTATGTAGAACAGCGCCGCCCTATTACTCGTGCTGCTGACCAGGTTGAATCGATCTCGCTAATCATCGAATTCTAATCTAATAAATACTAGTAGTAAACAATTAAGGTTTTGAATGACGATATCTACCAATATAGCTCCGTATTTTGACGATTATGATGAAACAAAAAAGTTTTTATCGATTTTGTTTCGTCCAGGCGTTGCAGTACAGACCCGTGAACTAACACAGCTTCAAACTATCCTTCAAAAACAGATTACCCGTTTTGGTAATCACGTTTTTAATGATGGTGCAATGGTTATTCCTGGGCAAGTATCTTACGATAATGAAGTTGGCTATGTTAAGTTACAAAACCTAAATTCTGGTTCGCAGCAGATTTCTACCTTCTTGTCTGAATTTGAAGGTACTATTATTACCGGTCAAACATCTGGTGTTCGTGCATTAGTATTAAAAGCTGTTTTAACTGAAGGTTCTGATCCACATACTTTATTTGTTAAGTATTTGGACTCTGGTACATCTTCAGGTTCAAAAACACTACTAGATAATGAAGTTATTATCAGTGATGCAACTACTCCTCGTTCGGCTACATTAAATACTTTAAATGCCACTGGAAAAGGCTCTATTGCCTCTATCCAACCGGGTATCTATTACATCTACGGTTACTTTGTTCTCGTTGACGAGCAAACTATTGTTCTTGACAAGTATTCAACTAACCCATCCTATCGTGTTGGTTTACAGGCTACTGAGACATTAGTAAAACCAGAAGACGATTTAAGCTTAAACGATAACGCCCAAGGTTCATTTAACTATGCCGCCCCTGGTGCCCATCGCTATAAGATTGAACTTACTTTAGATAAACTGGCTGTATCGTCAGTATTAGATCAATCATTTATTGAACTACTTCGTTTGGAAGATGGTTCTATTCAATACAAAGTACAGCAGACAGACTACTCTATTTTAGAGAAGACTCTAGCTCGTCGTACATACGATGAATCTGGTGATTACACCGTTCGTCCATTCAATATTCAAGTTCGTGAACACCGCAATAACGATCGTCAACAATGGATTACTAATACTGCCTATTTAATTGGGGATATTGTATCTAATAGTGGTATTTACTATACAGCTAAAACATCTGGAACATCTGGTTTAACAGCCCCTGTTCATACATCTGGTGATGTATCTGATGGTACTGTAACTTGGTCATTTACTGAAGTTCCTCAATATAACCGTGGTGTATATACTCCAGCTCAAGGTGGTGACGAAGCTAAATTGGCTGTTGGTCTAGAACCTGGTAAGGCATATGTTCAAGGTTATGAGATTGAGAAGATTGCAACTACATTTGTAGCTGTCCCAAAAGCTCGTGACTTCACTAGATTAAATGATACTAAAGTTACCACTACTATGGGTAACTATATTTTAGTAAGCAATGTATTTTCACTTCCAGAAAATATTACCGATCTTCCATTAATTGATCTTTATGATCAGTTTACTGCAACTGGTGGAACAGCTGCTGGAACTAAAGTAGGTACTGGTCGTATTCGTGGAATCGAAAAAGATGCTTCAGGTAGCTATAAAGTATCTTTGTTTGCTGTTACTATGAATACTGGAAAAACGTTTGAAAGAAACGTTAAGCAATTGTATTATAATAACGGTGGTATTTTTGATTTTACAGCCGATATTACTCCAATTTTAACTCAGTTATCTGGTTCAATTACAGCTGCCGGTTCAACTGCCGTGGTCGGTGTTGGAACTAAGTTTGTGTCAGAAGTAGTTATTGGTGATTATATTTCTGCATCAGGTTTTGTACGTCGTGTAACAGCAGTTGCTGATGATACTCATCTTACTGTAGATTCAGTTCTAACAGTGTCTGGGGTTGTATTTTATGGTCAATCGACTGAATACAAAGAGCCAGAAAACCTTAAATTAATTTTCCCGCTTCCAAAGACAGCCGTTCGTAAGCTTCGTTCTACAGACGATGTTACTATTGGAACTACCTATACTATTGTTCGTAATCTTGGAACACAGACAACGAATAGTTCAGGTACATTCTCTGTTAACTTAATTACCGCCGGTGAATCTTTTGGTTCTACTGCTGAAGATTCTAACTATCTAGTTATTAGAAATACCGACGGATCTATTGCAACTCCAACTATTGTACTAGGTGTTGGTTCAACTACTGCTACATTCTCTGGTTTAGCTAATTCAACAGCCTATACTATTTTAGCTGCTATTAATAAGTCTATTTCATCAGCTAAAGAGAAAACAAAGACTTTAAATATTGGCTCTAGCGTTGACTTTACTACATCGGCAACAGCATCACAATCTACACTATCGCTTGGAAAGGCAGATGTGTATCGTATTGTTAAAGTTCAAATGGCAACAGCCTTTGGTGCTTTTAGTGCAACTGGTGCTGTAGACGTTACTTCCGATTACAGTTTTGATTCCGGTCAAAAGCTAACTCATTATGATATTGGTTCAGTATCTTTAAAGCCAGGTCTTCCAAAGCCAACTGGTACTATCCGCGTTACATTTGATTACTTTAGCCATGGTACTGGTGATTACTTCTCTGTAGACTCATACTCTGGTTCAATTCAATACAAAGAAATTAACGCTATTCTTCGCGATTCTTTAGACTTCCGTCCAAGAATCGATGACACTGGTACCACATTTACCGGAACTGGTGCATCTTTAGTTGGTATGCCAAAACGTGGTTATGACGTTGAAGCTGACTTCTCATACTATCTGTCTAGAAAAGATAAGATTGCTTTAGATATTAACGGTAACTTCTTCGATGTTGAAGGTGTTTCTGCCGAGACGCCAGCAGAACCAGCTGATGCTAAATTATCTATGGTTCTCCATAAGCTATCTTTAGCTCCATATACATTTAATGTAAACGATGTATCTATTGAAACTCTTGACAATAAGCGCTACACTATGCGTGATATTGGTTCAATTGAGAAACGTCTAGATAACGTTGAATACTATACTGCATTATCTTTGTTAGAGCAAGAAACAAAGAGCCTATCTATTTTAGATCCAAATGGTCTAGATCGTTACAAGAACGGTTTCATTGTGGATAGCTTTGAAGGACATGGAGTTGGTAATACAGTCTCTCCAGACTACCTATGCTCAGTAGATATGGAGAATAAAGAACTTCGTCCGTTCTTTAACATGTCTAACGTAAACCTAATTGAAGAGAATACAACACCAGCTCAAAGAGCAACTGATGGTTACACATTAACTGGTGATTTGATTACTCTTCCATACACTCATCAATCATTAGTAACACAACCTTACGCCTCTAGAACAGAAAACGTTAACCCGTTTGCTATCTTTACCTTTATTGGAACGTCTAACCTAAACCCATCTTCTGATGAATGGTTTGAAGTTAATCGTCGTCCAGATATCATTATTAACCGTGAAGGTAACTTTAATACTATCCAAACATTAGCTGAAAAGTCTGGTGTTTTAGGAACCGTATGGAATTCATGGCAGACTCAATGGGTTGGTGCATCAGCTATTTCCAACACCAAAACTGTTACTCGTGGATTTGATTCTACTGACTATGGTATTGGCGCCGGTGTTTGGCGTAATAGAAATACCTTCTCACCTGAAGATTTGGCGTTAATTGGCGGTGATGCCGTTGGTGCTGGTGCTCGTGTTATTACAACACAAGTTAGCGCCACTCAAGTTGGTCAAAGCCGTTCAGGTGTTAGAACATCTGTTGTAGCTAAAGTAGATACACAAGTTCTTGAAGATCGTACATTATCTACAGCAGTTATTCCATATATTCGTTCCCGTAACGTATTATTCCTCACACGTGGATTGAAGCCAAATACTCGTTTCTATCCATATTTTGACGATACATCAATTGCCCAATACGTAACTCCAGCTACTAAGATTTCATATAGTGCAATTACCGGTTTTGGTTCAGATTTCGATTATACCACAAACGTAGGTGGATCAGCTTCTGAAGCCACTCGTATGATTAATGGTAATGCAGACTCATCTTTAAACAAAGGTGATGTTATTACCGGTCAAACTTCCGGTGCCACAGCTGTTGTCGCTCTTCAAGAAACTACCGTAGCTGGTGTTAAAGCATTGCATGTTGTAAACGTTAAGGGTACCTTTACTAATGGTGAAGTTATTATTGGTTCGTTTACTGGTGCCCGTGGTACTATTAATGCTGCAGTTACAACAGCAACAGCTGGTGGTTCTTTAACTACTAACTTTAACGGTGATTTAGTTGGATTATTTAATATTCCAAATACCGATGCTATCAGATTTAGAACCGGTGTTCGTGAATTCAAACTAACCGACTCTACTACCAATAGCATTGATTTTACATCACAATCTAAACAACAATATCGCGCCCAAGGTATTTTAGAGACTAAACAATCTACTATTTTAGCTACTCGTAATGCCGAGATTGTACAAGAGGTTGTTAATCAAACTCAAACAATTACCCAAACATCTACTCGTACTGTTGGTGATACCGGTTGGTATGATCCATTAGCACAAACCTTCTTGGTTCAACAGCGTGGTGGTGCATTTATCACTAAAGTGGATGTGTTCTTTGCAACTAAAGATTCTGGTATTCCAGTTCAGTTAGAACTACGTGAAGTAGTTAACGGATATCCAGGTAAACGTGTATTGCCATTCTCCCGTACTATTAAAACACCAGATAAGATCACAACATCTACTGATGCCTCAGTTGCCACTACATTTACCTTTGATTCTCCAGTATACGTTCAAGATGCTACTGAATATTGCGTAGTATTGCTATCTGATTCTAATAACTATAACGTTTGGATTAGTCAGATTGGTGAGAAGGCAGTTGGTACCGATCGCTTTATTTCCGAGCAACCATATGCCGGTGTTCTCTTTAAATCACAGAATGCTTCTACATGGACAGCCGATCAGTTACAAGACTTGAAGTTTACAATCCATCGTGCTAAGTTTACTACTGGTACTGTTGGAACAGCTGCTTTTGTAAACGATGTTCTTCCATTAGATGTTCTAGAAGATAGTCCATTCCAGACTACATTTGGATCTAACAAGGTTCGTGTATTCCATCAAAATCATGGTATGACTGATGGTTCTACAGTGACTATTGGAGGCGTTACATTTGGATCGTTTAATAACATTCCATCTACCGAATTAAACGGTAATCATGTTATTTCTAATGCCGACTTTGATAGCTACGTTATCACTACAACTACTATTGCTAACGCTTCTGGTTACACTGGTGGTGAAGGTCTAACAGCTACTATCAACCGTCGCTATGATACATTACATCCAATCATTCAGAACCAGACATTCTCTGATACGATTTTAACAGTCGATGCAAAAACTGTAACGACTAATTATTCAGTAGATACTACTAATACTTCATTGATTGCCAATGAAACGGCTATTATGTCTGATGCAAAAACTATTGCATCTAAGGTAAACGAAACAGCTTACCTGTCTGGTGCTAAATCATTAACCATTAATGCTTACTTGTATTCAGATAATGATTCAGTATCTCCTATTATTGATACTCATCGTCTGTCAGTAGTTACCGTTAATAATAGAATCGATACACCGACAACATCATTAAACGTCAATCCAATCGATCTCAGAACTATTGCATCAGCTGTAACTACTATTGCTATCGATGGTACTAACGAAAGATTGACAACCACTAATACTACGGTGAAAGCGGCATTCTTAACTGTTTCTGTTGGCAAGTACTTGACTATTACTGGTGCTGCGAACTCTAATAATAACGGAACATTCTTAGTTACTGAAGTTGCCACCGATGGTTCATACATTACTTTAAGTAATAATATGACTACCGAAGCTTCTCCAACATTGACCGTAGTTTCTAATGAGAAGTATGTTAATGAAATTGCACCATTAAATTCTAGTTCATCTTCAAAATACGTGACTAGAACGATTAATCTTCAGAATCCTTCAACATACTTTAAAGTATTGTTTGGTTTGAATAAGCCACAAAATGCTACTATCTCTGTGTATTATAAGACAGTTCCAGTAGGATCGGCTACTCCAATTGAGCAGTTAAAGTGGGTTGAGGCAACTCCAGATGCATCGTTAGTGTCTACTTCTAATCCAACTAACTTCATTGATACTCAGTTCTCAGTCAATGGATTGGCTGCATTCTCGTCAATCGCTATTAAAGTTGTGATGAATTCTACAACCACATCGGCTATTCCAAGAATCAAGGATTTCCGAGTTATCGCTTGCGCATAATGGGTCAACTTTTAAAAATACAAAACGAACCGGCATTTGTAAAAGATGCCAGTTCCAAAGCTATTATAAATAATGATAAGAGCGGCTACGAGAATTATATTACTCGTCGATCCGAGATAGAAGCCAACAAAGCTAAATTATGTGAGTATGAATCCCAGCTTAAATGTCTAACCCAAGAAATGGGCGAGATTAAAAGCATGCTCATGAACATTATAAATAAGAAATAATATGGCACTTCCAACACCTTTAGCGCATACTGAGCAAGACTATAGCATTGATCAATGGCGTGTTCGTACCAACGATACGATTGATCAGCTAAATACTACCGTTTCAGATGTAGGTGATTTGGCTAATCTACAAGGTGGAGAAGCTACCATCGTAGATAGTGTCAACGGCGCAAGAAATTTCTCTATTGCCGTATCAATCGCATTAGGTTAAAAGGAAAATATGGCAAATACGTTTACCAATTCATTTGTTAAAGATGTTGGAACTACACCAGTATCTGTGTACACCCCTCCATCTACAAAAAAATCAATTATTATTGAAGTAGATATTGCAAATACTTCAAATTCTACTGGAATTACAGTAGATGTATATATTACACGATCAGCTGTTAATTATTATATTGGAAGAAATTTACCCATCCCAGTTGGTGGCTCTCTTCAAGTGGTGTCTGGGCAAAAGATTGTTTTATTGGCTACCGATACATTAACTATTGTTAGTTCAGTGGCTAATACAGCAGATGCAATAATTTCAATTTTGGAAGATGTATAATGGGGTATATTGGATTAGATCCTAATGCACAAACAGTACAGATTGCTGACGGTGCAGTAACAGCATCTAAGATTGCTACTGCTGCTGTTACTACTGCTAAGATTGCTACCGATGCCATAACAACAGATAAAGTAGCGCCAGGTACAATTATTGCCTCTGATATTTTAGATGGCACTTTGACTGGTATAAAATTGGCAGCTAATACTATTACTACTGACAAATTACAATTATCCGATGATTGGGGTCTCGTTACTGGATCTATCACGGCAACAGACGATTATGGGAGTTTAACTTAATGGCAAAGCAAATACAACTTAGACGCGGAACGACTGCGCAAACTGCAGCATTTACCGGTTTAGTAGGTGAAGTTACTATCGATACCGATAAAAATACTGCGGTAATTCACAACGGTTCAACTGCTGGTGGAACAGAACTTGCTACATATATGGCCTATTCTGGTCAATTTTATAAAGCAACGCCAAGTGCAGTATCTTTTTCTAAAACAGGAAATGGATCAGCGACAACGGCATTTGCCATCAAAGTAGAGATTGCATTTAAATTATATCAATATGCATCTGGTACTGCAGTTGTTATGCCAACACTAACCTCTGGTACAGATTACGCAATTTATGCATGTACCGATGGATCAATACGAGCTGATTCTAGTTTTTCTGCACCAGCTGGATATACCACAGCAAATAGCCGCCAAATTGGAGGTTTCCATTACGCTCCAGGTGGCAATGCTGCCGCTCAATCCGGCGGTGATACAACCCCGCAAATTAATGCGTATAGTTTTTGGGATTTAAAGTGGCGTTGCAGAAGTGGTGATAATCGCGGAATGACATATTGTGGTGCCGGTATCTGGGCAGATATTTATTTGACCAATACCAATTATATTACAAACGGTACTTCCAAGTATAACGTGACTATCGCTGATGGTTCTAGCCCCCCGCTAATTTCAACTCTACATGGTGGAACTGGATCTAATAGTTATGGTTCATATACTCATTGGGAAGCATCTGAAGTAGCTTCATGGGCTGGCAAACGTCTTCCAACTTATCGCGAATTTGCATTATTAGCGTATGGTACTACAGAAAATTCTTCGATTGGAACTGATCAAGGTTCAACTGTTTGGAATGCAGCATACGTATCTAAATACGGTGTCAATCAAGCTACTGGTGTTATGTGGGTTTGGGGTGGTGAATATGGCGGCGGTGCTCAAGCTACCGGTTGGTTAAACAACAACGGTGGTCGTGGTCAAACATATCAAGTACCTAACGCTGCGATCTTTGGCGGTGGCTGGAACGATACGTCCGATTGCGGCTCCCGAGCTTCTGGCTGGAACCATGCTCCGTCTGCCTCCTACAGTATCTTCGGCTCCCGTTGCGTCGGTGACCACTTGATACTTGTATAGGAATGGCGAAAGCCATTCCGATTAAATTATGCTTAAAACTGATATTGTTAAAGATGAAAATAATTCATATAAACCACTGATCATTATTGAGAAGTTTGAGAATTATATAAATTATATTTACCCGATTATGCAAAATATACCTAGAAAACACGGGTATTTCAAACAAGGAGCAATCGATCAGTTATTTCATTTTGTGGATTTGGTTAATGATGCGGCGAAAACTAACCAAATTTCAAAGTTATATCTTGTGGATTCTTGTCTTGCTTCTATAAGATATAAGTTAAGGTTTATGGTTCATGTAAAAAGAAAAATGATTACTCAAAAACAGCAACAGACATCCTTGGTGTTTTTAGCTGAAATTGGCGGTATGATTAATTCTTGGGTCAAGAACTGTAAAAGAGGTTGATTAAGACAAACACGCACGCTGCGATCTTTGGCGGTAACTGGAACGAAACGTCCAATAGCGGCTCCCGAGCTTCTAACTGGAACAATGCTCCGTCTAACTCCAACAATAACATCGGCTCCCGTTGCGTCGGTGACGAAAATTCGGATGTTTTATGAAATTTTTGGTATTCTACGGAACCCAATATTGTCCAAATTATTTTGGTCAGCTTAATTACCCTGCTACGGCGAAAACAATGAGAGGTCTGAGAATCGGTGAGTAAGATGTTTTGAAAGCCGAGTCAGCATATATTATGGGAACAAAGTATAAAAATTTAAAAGATCAAATATGCGATTGGAATAATATTCTTCTTGCATATAATAAAACTGCAGCTGGTAAAAAGTTTACGCGCAGTTATTTAGAATTTAAAGAGTATCATTTAGTAAATCTTAAAAAGATCCAAGAGGATTTACTAAATGAAACCTATGAGATGGATCCAAGTTTTGATTTTACTCTATATATCCCTAAAGAGAGAATGATCAAAGCATTAAGTTTTAGAGATAGAGTAGTTCAACATGCTATTCATAATATAGTTGAGCCAATATTTGATAAGAGTTTTCTTCCATATACATATGCCTGCCGTGATAATAAGGGTACACATCTAGCTGTAAAACGTGTACAAAGTATTATGAGAAAATCAGAATTGCCGTTATATTATCTCAAAACTGATTTTAAAAAGTATTTTAGATCTATTGAATATGATCGATTGCATGAAATTATTCAACAGAAAATTAGTTGTCAATATACCTTAAAGTTGTTAAAAGTATTTTTTCCAACTGGAGGTAAAGAACTACCAGTTGGATGGCTGCTAAGTCAATTATTTGCTAATGTATATGGATCAGTAGTAGATTACTATATTCATCATACTTTAAAACAACGAAATTGGACTAGATATATGGATGATATTGTTTTATTTAGTTCTAATCGAGAAGAATTAGTAATAGTTAAAGATCAGATTATTCAATTTTCCAAAGAAAAGCTTAATTTGAGCTTAAGTAAATGGTATATTCATAATATTGATCGAGGATTAAATTTTCTAGGTTATAGAATTTGGCATAACTTTAAGCTGATACGAAAAGATTCGGTATTAAGAGCTAAAAGAAAAGTTTATAAATATATGAAACATAAAGAGTATGATAAATTTCAGAAGTTTATCGGATCTTGGAGAGGTCACATTCAATGGGCCGATTGCTACAATTTAAAGAAATGGATGGATAACAATTATGTTAATTATTAATACTCGTGAAGATTTAGATTCTATTATTGGAACTGAGCAACATGATCAGTTTATGGAATATCTTCGTGGTTCTATTAAAAAGCCAGTGAATGTTCAGGTATATCCAGAAGGATATGGTACTGTAGAATACACTGGTGAAACCTTAGATCCTATTTGGGAACAAATCGAAGATCTATCTGTAATCAAACGCTTTGGATTTACTAAAGCCGATTTCCAGTAACATATAAATAATAGATATGGCAGATCACTACATCGGACGTAGCCCAGTCTACGGAAATTTCGAAACCCAGTTTCTAACTCCTGACTCGGCAACCACATCATTCTCGCTAACCTATTCTGTAGGTTCAGCTGGATCCATCTTCGTGGTTTATGGAGGTGTTTTACAAGCACCTAACGTATCTTACTCAATCGGTGGCGGTGGATCTACTATTGTATTCTCAGAAGCTCCAGTAACCGGAACTACACTCTATCTAGTCTACGCAGGCAAACAACTTACCGTTCCACGGACTGCTGGTCAAGAGATCACCAAAGAAACATTCACCGGCGACGGTACAACAACTAGTTTCACGCTAGCAAATGGTCCTACTGTCCCAGCCGGAATCATGGTGTTCGTTGACGGTATTCAACAACGCGAAGGTACAGGAAATAACTTTGTATCCACTGGATCTACGATCGTATTCTCAGCAGCTCCTGATTTATCCTCAGAGATTGATGTATATACATTAGTCAAAGAACGTATCAGTATCGATGCCGTTGCAGATGGTTCAATATCAAGAGCTAAATTACAAGCCGGTATTCAGAAGACGGTTGGTCAATATTACGAGATTCTTACTAATACTACTGCTACTGCGGGTAGTTATTATTTTATAAACACAACTTCTGCCGCAGTTACATTAACTCTTCCTGCTACAGCAACTCTTGGTGATACTGTTCGCGTTATCGATGGTGCTGGAACATTCGGAACTAACAATCTGACTATCGCAAGAAACGGTAATCCAATTCAAGGTTCTGCTACAGACATGACAGTAAATACTTCTGGTGCAGCTTTCGACTTAGTCTACTATAATGCCACTTCAGGCTGGCGTCTATTCAGCGTTTAATCTATGACCACATATAATCAATTAAAATATCCGGCAAGTTCAATCGGGAATAGTTCTATCGCAACTGGTGCAGTTAGTCCAGATAAATTGGATAGCAATGCCCAGCGCATGGGATTCAAAAACCGCATCATCAATGGTGATATGCGTATTGCTCAACAATATGGTAATGGCAGTGGTGCTGCCACAACTGGTGGTGTTGCTTCTTATCCAATTGACCGATTTTATTACGCCCAAACACCAGCAACTTCTAAATTTACAATTCAACAAAATGCTGGATCAGTAACTCCTCCTATAGGATTTTCAAACTATGAAGGAATAACCTCAACTTCTGCATATACTGTTCTAACAAACGAAATTTTTATATTTGAACAAAAAATTGAAGGACAAAACGTATCTGATTTAGCTTGGGGAACAGCAAACGCCAAACCAATTACTTTATCGTTTTGGGTATATTCTTCTTTAACAGGAACTTTTAGTGGAAGCTTAAGAAATTATGCAGATACTAGAAATTATGTTTATTCTTACACAATATCAACTGCAAATACTTGGACACAAATTGCCGTAACAATACCAGGAGATACTGCAGGCACTTGGACACTGTATGGTAACGGTGTTGGAGTAAAAGTTGGATTTTGTTTAGGTGCAGGCTCAGCATTTTTAACTACAGCAGGTTCTTGGGGAACAACAACGGTTGTTGGCTCAACTAGTACCACTAATGTTATGGGCACAAACGGTGCAACATGGTATGTCACCGGGGTTCAATTTGAATTAGGGTCACAAGCAACATCATTTGACTTCCGTAGCATTGGCACTGAATTGGCATTGTGTCAACGTTATTACAATATTTTAATTGGTGGTGGTGTAAATACATATCAAAATATTGGTTGCTTTTACACACCAACACGCGGATTTACGAATGTCTCTTTTAAAGTTTCAATGAGAACAACACCTTCAATCATAAATAATTCATTATACATGAACTGCAATACAAACAGTGCGACATATCATGCAACTGTCACCTCTATTTATCCGGGAACACAACAAACTGGCATTGATTTAGCTGTAACTGGTGCTCCAGCAGGATCAGCTTTTAGCGCTGACGTTAATAGTGGTTCTCTTGCTTGTACTGCGGAGCTCTAAAATATGTATCAAGAAATTAAATATCTAGACGGAAAAGTTATTTCCATAAAAAGAACTGCTGATGATAATGGAGTAGAACTATTTATCCCTTTTGACTTAGCCAACACAGACTATCAAGCCTACCTTGCTTGGGTGGCTGAAGGCAATACCCCAGAAGCTGCAGAATAATGGCAACTATATCTAATCTCTATATCGATCAAGGTACCAATTTCTCATCAGTTATTAATGTTAGTAACGATGACGGATCTGCCTTTGATCTCACTAGCTACACTGTAAAAGCTCAGATTAGAAAAACCTATACTTCATCAACAGCGATCAATTTCACCACATCTATACCCGGTGCCGGTCAACTTCAAATTGCCTTGGATGATTCAGTCACTGCTGGAATTAAAGCTGGTAGATATGTATATGATGTAGTAATTTCGAATACTGATTTATCTAATACTCTTCGTATTTCTGAAGGTATTTTGACAATTAATCCAGGAGTTTCTAGATGAAGGTCGTAGTCGGTAACAATAGAACTACTAATGCCACCGTTAGTCCATCGTCCACTGCAACGGCAACAGCCGTTGGCGTTCAAGGGCCTCCAGGGCCAGCTGGTATTCAAAATATTGCACAAGCTTCAGACGTAGATGCATCCAATTTACAAGATGGTTCTTTATTAATATATAAAGGAGCCACACAGAAATTCACCACAACTACTACATTAGAATCGCAGATTATTGAAGGTGGTCACTTCTAAAGCAGTAAAATTATAAATATATAAAAATAAGAATTCTTAGGAAAAAACAATGGCCACGATTCTACGCATTAAACGCTCGGCAGTATCCGGTAATCCAGCAACGCTGGCTGCCGGTGAATTAGCATATTCCCACTTAACCGATAACGGCGCAAACGGTGGGGATCGCTTATATATTGGTATGGGCACCGAAACCGGTGGCAACGCCGCCGAACACGTAGTTGTTGGCGGTAAATACTTCACTGATTTAGTTTCTGCTGCAACCAATGCCAACACAGCATCCACTATTGTAAAGCGCGATGCTTCTGGTAACTTTTCAGCTGGAACTATTACAGCCTCTTTATCTGGAACAGCTTCTACAGCTACTGCACTAGCTACTGGTAGAACAATTTCTATCACTGGTGATATTGCCTATACATCGGCAGCATTTGATGGTTCTGGTAATGTTACTGGAACTGGTACTCTTGCCACAGTTAATAGTAACGTTGGTTCTTTTGGATCTTCATCCGCTATTCCAGTTATTACTGTTAATGCTAAAGGTTTAATTACTGCAGTATCTACAGCATCTATCTCAACAGCACTTAGTATTTCTGGCAATACCGGTACTGATACTGTAGCTTTAGGTGTTGATACTCTTGCACTTGTAGGTGGTACTGGTGTTACAACAACTGTAACTGATAATCAAGTTTCATTTGCAATTGGCCAGGCTGTATCTACAACATCTAATGTAACCTTTAACGATGTAACTGTTAATGGTTCTTTAAGTTCAGATGATATTACAGCTGCTAACATTTCTGTAGCTGGTAATGCAACTATTGTTGGTAACTTGACTGTTCAAGGTACTACAACTACTATTAATTCAACAACAATCGCCGTTGGTGATTTAAATATTACAGTTGCAAAAGATGCAACAACAGCTGCAGCTGCAAACGGTGCCGGTTTAACCGTAAACGGTCCAACAGTTCCAGCTACTATCCTATATGCATCTACAGACGATTCATGGAACTTCAACAAATTAGTTAAAGCTACTACATTCGCTGGCGCTTTAACCGGTAATGCCGATACTGCAACAAAACTGGCAACAGCTAGAACAATTTCTATCTCAGGCGACTTAACCTGGTCTTCAGGTTCTTTTGATGGTTCTGCTAACGTAACCGCTGGTGCAACTCTTGCTACAGTTAATAGTAACGTTGGATCATTTGGCTCTTCTACATCTGTTGCAACATTCACTGTTAATGCAAAAGGTTTGGTAACAGCTGCTTCTGCTGCTGCAATCCCAACAGCATCTACTTCAGTATTAGGTTTGGCAAGCTTTGACTCAACTAACTTCACAGTAACATCTGGTGCAGTCGCCTTGACAGCAGTAGATGGCGGAGTTTATTGATTTTCAATTATAACTACTTCATATTTGAATCCAGCAGCGAGTATTATTGGAGTAACTAACTCTATTTTCTCTCTGCTTTTTTCATATGTATAATGTGATTTTATTTCATAGATAGTATTAATTGATCTGACGTAGAAATCCGGATAATATCTGTGCTTTTTGTTATTTTTATCTAAATACATAAAAGATGGAACTGCCTTCATTCCACATATTATATCATTTTCTTCAAATTTTTTCCAAAGTTCAAGGATAAAAAATCTTTCATACCCTTGAACTTTGATTATTTTTCCAGATGGCGATATTACTTCATGAAATTTTTTGAATACTTTATTAAAGATTTCTGGAATATGATAATGATGATCTACTCCATATCGTTCTTGGCAAGTTTTCTTATTTTTATCAGGATTTACATATCCAGAATTACCATATCTTTCAAGTTTTGTTTTTGCAATCTTCTCAATAGCTTGCTGCGATCCACCGCCATTAGTAACACCATACTTTTCTAAACAGGTATTTTTAATTGTATCTTTTACTATTGAGGATGATCGAACGTTAGTAACACCATATTTTTCTAATACAGTTTGATTCTTCTTTTGATAACTTGAACTATTTTTACCTAAAGGATTAATATCTCCGTATTTTTCAAGACAGGTATTTCTTCTTGATGCTTTAATACACTCGATATTTCCGCAAGTTTTGTTGATTTTGTGTTTTTGATTGCTGCAAATCGGGCAGATTTTGTTCATATTTTCTCTCTATAAATATAATAACTGAAGGGAAAACTAAGAATCTCTCCTTAGCTGATAATAATCCGCAAAATTATTATCTACCTTCTTATATTTAT